CTGACAATAGGAAGCAGCTGCATATTCCGTAGGAAGTAACATGTGCGTAGAAGCAAACCGTCTCTTCTCATCACCCAATGCGGCAAGTCTGTTCAACCTTTCTCTTAACTGTCTTGTGGCTTTCTTATCTACGGTGTCTCCCCAGAATTTACTTTTCTTTCTGACAGTGAGTTCATCCTTAATGTCTTTGATTAGCTGTGCCATCTTCTCTGTACCCTGCTGCTGGATTACCATTGCACGCTGTATTCCAACTTCAAGGGAGCGCAGCTCTGCCTGCGGTAATACCTCTTTCAGTTTATTATGAAGAAGTACGCTTGCCTGCTGTGTTCCCTGATGTATCCAATCAGCCAGTGATGGGGTTCTGTCAACCGACTCAAGCTGGTTAGGGTTATAATGCAGGCTTCCACTTGTTCTAAGCTTGTAGGCAAGTACGTTAAGGTTGTTGATAACTCTTCCTGCTGGTGTCTTGGAGTTCTCTTCCATCATCTTAACAATCTTGTTAAACTTCTTAGCCGCCTCTGTATCGTGATTAAGTCCGGGCTTTTCTTTCCAGCCTGTGTACGGTACAAAGTGATTGCGTTTTGTTTCTTTATTATCGCCAAACATTCTTGGGGACCTTGCCGGTGACGCTTCCACTTTCATAGCCCCACGTTCCTGAACGATATCAGGAGTGTTGTTGCTGTCGGATACATACACAGATGCAAGACCAATACCGCTCTTCATCTGGCGTTCCATGTTAGGACTTAATGCTTCCATCAGGTCACTAAGCTTAGCAAGATGTCCGAGTGTATCAAGGTTCCCCGGCTCCAGCTGATAGTTCATAGCTTCTTCAAAAGCATACGACGCTACCGGAGAAAGGTGTCCATCAGTAAAGTTTACATACTGTGATACGTACAGGTACCCAATAGCAGACTTAACGTCAGCAGATGTGGTAGTCGTCCCTTCAATAGGGGCGGAGTTACCCATCAGGCTATTAAACACTGCCAATACTTTATGAGGAGACAAGTCTAAACACAAAGTATCATCATGCTGCCCAACCATTCCCATCTTATCCAGCACCTGTAACGCTGCTGACATAGCCGTAGTGTTAGGCGGATTACTCATAGTCCATGAGGTTATCTTACCTAACGCACTCATCGGGTCGAGGTTAAGAGGAGAGGCAAAGCAATCATTAGCAAAGTCGATGATATCATCTCGATTGAGTGTTGCTTTGTTGGAATTCACCCTTACTCTTGGGTTAGCCCTTTCAACGGAGTCTGTCAGCGTGTCACTGTTCACCACATTGAAGTTGCTGTCAAAGTGAAGAATACGTTCAGGAATAGTTATCAGACTCATAGCAGCATGCAGCATTTCATGAACGTTAGTGGTAACACTTTCGTTGGCGGATATGCCCACATACATACCGTTATCTTTTCTGATTTCTTTATTCTGTGTATTAAGAACAATAGACCTCTTATGAGTATGCGTCTGTCCGCTGACATACTGCCCCATCTTACGGGAGACAATATTAAACCCATTAGCCTTAATGAAACTGCCCAGCTTCTTAAAGTTATCTTTAAACCTCTGCTGTTCCTTTGCCGACTCTGCTTTAAGGAGAGGGTCTTTTATAATATGCTGCAACGCTTTGAAATTCTTTAATGGTATACTTGAAGTGGGATTAAGTGTATACTCAAGTTTAATCAGCTTAGAAAGTTTATCTCTAACCTGCTTAGCCTGCTGTACACCAAACACCCATTGTTTACCACCGAAGTCTTTCTCCGCCCGCTTGATAATATCAGACATACCAGAGTCATTAAGCTTATTCTGCTTAACGGCGTTCTGTACTTCCGTCATAGCTTCATCTAATGTGTGCGTCTTATTGTCAATGTTAAACAATACCGCTTCCTGTTTCTTTTCTTTCGGCAGTGTAGTTACATCAGGGGCAGCTTCTGCCACAGGAGCAGGAGCTTCTACTTCTGTCATTGCAGAACTCATGTTGACAATCTGCCCCATCAGGTTCTTAACAAAAGAACTATGAGCAGGTGCATTATCAATCAGGGTATCAAGACACTTATGCAGTTCAAGCATACCCTTTTTATCGACAACACCTTTGTCAACCATACCATCAAGCAATGCACGAGTGTACACTAATGCAGTGTCGAATTTCCTCTGCCCCATGTTGGGTTCAAGGTTAGAGGGTACAATTTTAGCCAGTGCATTTTCTATTCCGAACGGAAGTGTTGCTGCACCATTCTTCGTAATAGCTACATCAGACAATACATCAGATACATAAGATACAGGCTCCGTACCTTTAGGTACTACGAAATCAGTATCGTTTAATAGTGAGGATAGTCCTGCGTAGGGGAAGTTGTTTTCGCTGCCATCAGCATACTGTCCGCCATTTCCTGATACTCCTGCCCGTCTCTTGGACTCTTGAAGCGATAGCAGACCCTGAACATCTTCTTTAATCCTTCGTCTGTTAGCTGCGGTGGGACGCCTGTTCTGTTCGGACTTCTGTCCAGATACGGAGTTACCGCTTGGAGCTTCGACTTTAATCTTCCGCTCATCATGTCCCCGTCCTGCGCTATCTGCTGCTGGACGTACTTGTTCCATCGTGAAGTTATATTGCTCATTGTTGCCCATAAACCTTTCATTAAACCAATCAAGAACATCATGCGTGAACGAATTGTATATGTCGCTGGCGTTGTTGTTCTTTTTGTTGTCCATGATAAGACCTATCCTATAAGCCTTATACTTAACCGCCTTTAAAGTGTCACTGTCATTAGCTCTGTATCCCATACCATTGTTCTTCAAATAATTCTTAAAGGTTTTGTCAACGGCAAGTTCGTCACATTTCTCTGATAGTTCTTTAATGTGATTATTGGTGTTGCGTACAGCTTCGCTGTTGAGTCTGCTGGAAACTCTATGAGGCATTAGAGCTTCCTGTCTCATACGCATAATATTCCCAATGTACTTGGCAGCTTCTTCTTTATTTCTGCCGGCGGTTATGGTAATGTTATCACCACTGACTTGAATATGCATCGGCATCTGACGTCTGGTATTCAGGAAAGCCATGATGTCATACATGCTGTCCATACGCTGGTTGCCTATGTAAACAGTGGCGTTCTTGTGTGCGGTGACAATATTATCCACCACACTTTCAGGGTGTGTTACAATAGCTTCACGCATTGCGTCACCCTTAACAAGTGCCATAGCTAATCTGATTTTCTCCGCATTATTGAAGAAGTTCTGGAAGTGCATATCCAATGCTGACGGTGCACCGCTTGTTACAGGAGTTACCTTATAAGCAGGTAACATCTCATTAGACTTGTTCTTCTGACCACGCTTACCATTGGCGGTAACAGACGGATGTCCCGCACCATAGTGCTGGACGATGGACGCTACCTGTGCTTTATCTTCGGCAAAGATATCCAATACTTCACGATTAAAGCCAGCCATAAAGTTAATGAAGTCCTGCCTGCAAAGCTGATGACTGTTACTAAACTTAGCTTTCTGTACACCAAAGTAATCGTTCTCAAGGTCAATGTGACCGGTGCACAAATCAAGAGCAGCGTTCACCATACGCAGATATTTATTCATCAACCTACGTGGCTGTCCTTTTTCATCGTACCCCCACAGCTTATCCTTTTCGGGAATACTTTCACGGGCATCATAAGCTAACGAAAGTTTATCAGAAAGTAAACCAACTTCCTTATCAAACCCAAGTTCTTTCAAACGCAGGTTAGTCTTATCTATCGTGTGTACGTTATACCCCTGTCCTTTTCTATTGGAATAAGGGTCGTTTGACAGTTCATCAGAGGTGATAAAGTTTTCTAACGCTTTCTTTTCCGCGTCCGTAACTTCATTGAAAAGTGTAGGTTTAGTGGTAGAATCCCAAAGCCAACGCTCGTTGTCATTCACTCCTCTGAATAGATTGGTGTTACCGCTAAGACTTTTGAGTATACGAGTTTCAGCTGATGCAAGTTTACTATCGTATTCCTTACGTTCCTCAAACGGGTCAAACCCTCTTGTCTGCTGGAACGCAGCCACTTCTCTGACAATGTCATCAATCAATTCTGTATCCTGTTTGGCGTACTTCATAGCCTCACGCATCTGCTGGAGACTATCAAGGATGAACAACCCCTTAGTGATAGGAGAAGTTTCTACGGGCTGTCCACTTAACGCTTCTTTGTGGGTATCAAGAATAGTCTTAATGTTATTGTCGATAGAGAGTACGTTCATTAAGTTACGTAAGGACTGGAAGTCCTGTGCGTTTTCTTCATCATAGAAAGCGGCACGTCCACGTGAGGCAACACCCTTCTTGGTCTCATCACCAACAACGTTTACCGCCTGCTGTTCTCCTGACATTGTACCACGTTCAGTTTCTCTTACTTGGTCAAGGCTGCTTACTTTATACCCTCTCTTGGAATAGTCGGCATTAGCCTTAAACATATTCCTCTGTCTTGCCATCAGGAGCCTGCTGATAACACGTACAGTAGACTTATCAAGGGTACTAAGGTCGTACTTGCTGTCAATTTCTTTAATGAAATCTTTAGTAGAAGCAACACCGGACACCATATTGTTGTCGACTGTCTTTACAATAGCACCCAGTATACCGTGGCTCTTAGCCTTATTAACCTCTGCTTGTACAGATTTAATACTGTCATTAAACTCTTTAGCAGCTTTCTTCATTGCCACGCCGAACGCTTCTCCACCTGCGATAGGAGAGTCCCACAATTCTTTAAACTGCGCCGCGTATCTTTCGTTTACTTCCTTTGAAACGTTAGGGGAAACCTGTCCCATGATACGTTTCATCTTGGAAATGATATGACCATAGTGCGACTCGAACACGGGCAATACTTCCGCCATGTTATCAAGTGTCATGAGGGTATCTACCAGTTCTTTTTCCGGCAACTTGACGGCATCAGATAAATACTTTGGAGTAACCTCTGTATTGAACACACCGTCAACCAAGGTATTAGGAACAGCAGTACCTGTGGGTTTTGCAGCTTTTACTTCGCCCTGTTTAACGTAGTCGCTGCTAAGCTCCTTAATGCCGGAAGAGGCGGCAAGCCCATCAATAGCTGCTACAATCTTTGCCAGCTGTTCGTCAGGCAGTGCATCAGGGTCCACGGCTAAGATAGCCTTCAATGCGTTCTTGGTAGCATCAGGAATACCATCGTTACTGTTGATACTTTCCTGATTGTCTTTAATGTATTTCTGTTTCTCTTTGATGATATCCTTGGCGGATACTTCACCAGTCTTATACGGTGCCCGTTCTTCTACCTTACCCTTTTCATTAATGATAGTGTTCTGTCTATCGTTCTCAACCCTATGGCGAGCGTGACGGACAAAAGCCCCCACTAAAGAGTCGAGCGATACGCTGTACTCCTTACCGCCAACCTTTACAGTGTAAGCAGGATTATACCTACGTATACCGGCACGTACTGCATGATATACATAAGGAGCAACATCTTTGATAGATGTGTTTTCATTAAGGTTCTTAAATGCAGAACTAAACGAAGGACGAAGCATGCTGATAACCAGACGGTTCATGGCATCGTCTGCCACTTTGCTGTCCGTGCTTCTTGCTTCCTTAAGGAGCCTGTTGGTCTCCGCTCTTGTCATGATGTTTGCCGTACCGTAACGGTTAGCATAGTGGTATCCCACATCATCATTAGCAACATCAGCAACCGTAGCGCTATCTACGGAAGGAGCGTTCTCTTTTACCTGTCCTGCGACACCTTCATCTAAAAGCTTAGCCTCGTTCTGTTTGACTGCACGTTCGGACGGGAGTCCTTCATTAATTTTTTGAGGCGCAATTTCATTAACAGTTTTTTCAGGAGGAGATACAACTGAATTAAATTCATTTAATACCGCCTGCCTTTTCTGTAATTTTACCTCTTCGTTTTGAGTGTTGACATTCTGGCTTTCGGGACTTGTACTGGTTGTACCTTCATCCCTACTTTCTGTCCGCCCTGTTTCATTCCTCTCTTCTGCGGGGCGGGTGTTACGTTCGATTTGATTGTTTTGAGTGCCGACATTTAAAGTAGCCCTTTCTATAATTGGAGTAACATCCACATGGTATTTATCACCAAGAGCAGCAACGGTACTAAGTATCTGTTCCCTCATGGAGTTAGATGTATCGTCCGTCTGTCCTTGCAGTTCAATAAGAGCTTTGTTAAGTTCCCTGATTGCCATGTGGGCTTTTCTGGTTTTCTGTTCTATATTAACTTCCGGAGCCTGCTCGACAGTCTGTTCAACCTGCGGAGCTATCTCTTGCATAGGTATTGTTACAGGAGCTTCTTCTGCCACGGACGCTCTTGTATCCTGCGGTACATATTCACCAACGTTCTCTTCACTGGTAACAGGCATCTGGTTGATATCAGCTGTCGTGTTATCCACCTGCGGAAGTCCCACGTATGGATTAGCCTGATACACGTCTTCATTCACAGTAGGAATGTTTGCCATGTTGTCAGATAACATCTGTGTATCGACAGGTTCAGGAGCAATAACGTTTAGAGGTTGAGCGTCTTGAGTTGGCTGAGCGCCAGCGACAATGTCGCTCTGCGTATAAGGAGAAGCGTGCTGTGTATAAACTTCATAAGCACCAGCAGGAACACCCATAAAGAATGACGGGATAGCTGCTTCATTAAACGCCTGCTTCTCATCATCACCAAGAGTACCTGACATAGCTTTGCCGAAGAAGTCGAACGCCTGTCCTTTGTTATCTTGAATGTTATTCTGAATGTTCTGCTGCCAAGCTTCCTGAACACCTTCTTCAAGAGCATTGACACCACGGTCAAGAAGTTTCTTCCCTATAAGTCCTTTGTAAGATGTGGCGGCAATATCAGTAGCAACCTTGCCGCCATCGACAGCTACGGCACCTGCAAGCTGCTTACCGCCGGAGATTAACCCTCTAAGTGCAGAACCGCCTTTATACATGAACCTATCAACAACAGCGTCAGCTGCTGACGTCAAAGCAAGTTCTCCTACTTTCGCAGGGTCACTGACAGTAGAGTCCCATGCGTTAGCGTCTATGTTTCCGTCATATACCGCTCCGCCATTGTCTCTCTTTTTATTAGTATAAACCTCACCAAGGTTAGAAAGGAACTCTGTACCACCTGCAAGTGCGGTACTACCGATAGCAATACCCGTTAATGCAGCTGGTGCCGCTCCCATTGCTCCTGCTACTGCACCTGCTCCTAAACCAACAAGCGTAGTAGAAGAAGAACCTGCAAGCTGTCCGATACCACTTGCCAAACCGTGAGGGTTGGTGAAATAATCTATATCAAGTCCTGCTGGGATAGCCTGTCTATCAGCATACTCTGCCCCTCTTTGCTGTAAGTAGGCACCACCTGTTGACAGCAATCCGCTGCCTGTCATAGCCCCAATAGAAGAAAGGGCAGACCCAGCCATGGACTCTGCCCCACTGGTAAAGCTATCCCAAGCATTACCTAAGTATCCTTGATTGGGGTCTCTCTTAGACGGTACCCATCCCTGCCTAAGTGCTTCATTATAAGAATTGTCAGCACCATTCAAAAAGGCTGCGAATTGTGCACCATTGTCCGGCTTTAAGAAACCCATAGAACCCCCTTATTTTTTCAAAACTTTAGTACCATTCTGCCTCAAGTGAGTGAAGTAGTCAGATGGACTATACACGGTACCATTCGGGTCCGTCCAGAACCTGATACCATTCTCGTCATTGTAGTAGGCTTCTGCTGCCTGCTGTTCTCTGTTGGCAATATCAGTAGGGTCTGTACCTACTTCATTATAATCCTGCGCATGGTGATATAGCGTTGGCAATACGTTCTGTATGAAATATTCAGCGGTACTAATGTTACCAGCATCAGCATACAGTTGAGCCTGTTCGATAATATCCTTACGCAATCTCATAGCGGACTCTTGTGAAGCTTCTTTGTCTCCGCCGTATATATTCTCCCAATCTTGTTTATGGATTGAGTTAAACTTATCCACCAGCTTTTCTACTTCTTCCGGCGGGATTTCATAATACTGCATCTTATCTCCCATTGATTGTCTGCCGTTATTCCTGCCAGTTGTTATCCCTCTTACTCCGTACCCTTGTTTCAGAAGTTCCATCTGTCGTGCTTCCTGCCTCTGCCTTTCTTGATTAGCAAGGTCTCTATTCATCAGGGACATTACCTGATTGTTTCTTGCCTGCCAATAAGCGTTGTCACGACTAAGGTTAGCCTGTGCTACTGCTCCGGCGGAAGCAAGGTTAGGGTCACGTGGGTCAAACTTAACACCTGTTACAGCGGAACCTAACGCAGCATACATTGCCCTGTTGCTGCTGTTTGAAGAAGCTGCTATACCATTAGCAAGGTCAGACGCCTTATCCCAATTAACAGCCTTGTTAAACATCTGCGCTTTTTCTACCGCTGCATTTTGCTGCATCTTATCAATGTTATCAATGTAGTCTTTAGCTATCTTATACTGTGCAGCACCTGCAAGCATAGCCGTAGTCCTTGATGGAGCTGCTTTGATATGAGCGTCAAGTGCAGCCTGTGCTGTGTTCATGTACGCAGGAGATGTCAGCTTGTTTATGATATCCTGATTTAATGGCTCATTAGGGTCTTCAAACGCCATGCCTGAATTAGCCATTACCTGTCTTGCATCAGTTGGTCTGCTGATATTATACTTCATTGACGGCTGGCTGCCACCCATACGGGCAATAACTTGGTCAGCATATTCGCCTACAGTAGGGTATCCATCACCACCTGTGTAATGGTCTTTCCCTACACTGCCTTCTCCACCGTACCATGCCTGCGCTGCACCACGAGGACCGTAGTTGTTGTAGTATTCCCACAACTTATTTAAAGCTACCGTGTCCTGTGCCTGCGGAGAATGGTCAGAAGGGTCTACCCCATACTGGGGTGCCCACTCATTCCATGACTCAGGGATAATCTGATAAGCTCCATGCGCACCTGACGTATCATTGTGAGCATCATAAGCTCCGCCTGACTCCTGTGATTTTATACTATCAACAAGGGCAAGAAAGTTCGGGTCTCGTAAATCCATTCCTTCCCCCTTTATCTTAATGCGTATCTATTCCAAAGATTACCGCCATAGTTCCCGTATGCGGTTGTAGTCAGCATAGCCGGTTTAGGAATGTTATTCCCATTCAGAACATCCTGCCGTACCATTGGGTCAGCAGGTACTCCGCTACCGTTCTTATTCATAGAAGCTGCGGATGCTGTGTTAGCACTACCACCGCCACCGTTAAACAAATTACCAGCCATAGTTGTACCTTTAGCTAAACCCTGCCAGAATGGAGCCGCTCCGCCAGTGGCAAACGTTGCCCCTACCTTGGCTACCGTACCAAGTAGTCCGGGTCCCTGTATTGATTTAGCTGCCTGCTGTGCCTGCTGTTGTCCTGCTGCTGCCCCCTGTGCAGCTTGGTCTCCTAAGTGGCTGTCGGTTTCTATGGGGTTAACAGCTGATGCCGCCTGATTGGCGTTACTGTCAACCTCTGCTACCTTACCCTGAAACGGTTTCCAGTTGGTGTCAAGAAACTCATACTTCCTGTCTCCCTGTCCGTTGATGGTGTGAGAGTTAATATAATCGTTATTAGCCTGCCCACGCCACTTATCTGCACGTCCTTGAAGCAGTCCTTGAGTTTCTGCCAATCCTTCCGGTGTATTGTACTCAGAAGGTAAGAATCCTTTAGCTTTAAGCTGTGCTTCTAAATTAGTACGACTATCTTCCGGGGTTTGACCATACTCCCTAAGGAGCCTAAGCTTATCGTCTATATCATTTACGTAGGCGTTCTTGTTGGCGACATCTTGAAGTTTAGCAGCTCCCCGCATATCCCTATTAGCCATTGCTCTATCAAGGAACATACCCAATAGACCGCCACCGGAACCACCTCTGCCTAAGCCGCCGAATAGTAAACCACCGAGCAAGCCCGGAAGACCGCCCGTAGTTTCTACATCACTGTTGTATACAATTGGTGCTGTTATCATTCAATCACCTCACAAAAGCCCACGCTTAGTTGTAGAGTTGGTTGTCGTCTTAATAAAGCTTGCATTATTATGTACGTTGCCAACAGAATTAAGTGTATTGTTACCCGCTGTATTCTGCGAAGTAGCCAAACCAATAGCCTGATTAGGTGCATACCAACTGTTCTGCTGCGTAGTAGAAGCAAGGTTATATCTATCATTGGCATTACCAACCTGCGCATTAATAAGCCCTTGCTTAGCCTGCATAGTATTACCCAACGCAGACTGCTGTGTAGTGAGAGAACCCTGTGCAAGCCCTGCTGCCGTCTGCAAGTTCCTGCTATAATCCTGTGCCATCTGATTGGTTAAATTCTTCTGGATATTATTCGTTGCGTTATTCAATGCAGAGCCACCGATAACACCCCTTGAAGCTAAGTCAGCTAACGAATTACCCATTGTCTGTTTATACAGGTTCTGATACGTAGTCTGCATGTTATTCAGATACTGCTGCGGTAATTCACCACGGGCAATACTGTCAAGCTGCGGAGCGTACTTCTGACTAAGCGCATCCATCTGATTGGTGTATGTATTTAATCCTTTTATACCGGCGTTAGCTTCATCAAGGGCACCCTGCATCCTTTGATTTTCTTCCTGCCAGTTAGGTGTATACACACTACCTAATGCTGACGTACCCTTGTCTATTAGGGCGTTTACTGCCGGCTGTATCTTATCCATATAGCGAACTTGAGCAGCTATAAGCTGCTTTTCTTCCGGAGAAAGCTGGCGGCTTTCTACGTGCTGTTCGCTTCTCGTTTTTGATTTACCGCCCATTCGGCAACTCCTTTTCAAGAATACCACTACCATCTTCCAAAACTTCTATCAGTTTGGAGTGGGTTAATCTGGCATATGCCATCGGGTTACGTTCCGTCCTCGTTCTAAGTTTATTTATTTTAAGCACAGCCCCTATGTGCCAGAACAAACAGTCACCAGTCCGCCAGTCACAGCAGCTGGGACCTATCTCAATATAGTCTTTATATACATTGAACGTAATAAATCTACCGTCATAACAAATACATCTATACTCAAAGTCTTTTAGGTCTTCAAGCAAGTCGGATTTAGTCTTTTTGATGTATGTCTTCACGTGCTCAACGAGTCCGGTGTAGTCGTATATTGTATCATCAAATGCTGTTAGCGATATCAGACCATTGACCGCCTGATGGATTTCCTTTTCCGTTTGCATTTTGTATCACACTTTCTGAAAAATGTTCCAATATAAATGGAGAATCTGTCTCTATTATATACTGGAGAGACTCGTCACGTATCTGTGAACGCACGTGTTTAATTGGATTTTTATAGGAATACTTCCACCTAATCAAGTGATAGGGTTTACTGCCCAATGCTATTTGCGTTCCCGTTTTCACATATATATCAATAGCCCCAGTCTCTTCGTCTAAAGGTTTGACTCTAATATTTTGGATGTGAGATGTAAGTAAATCATAATAAGACAACTGCTTTGATTTATACAACTGATGAATTGGCGTCGTGCCAAAGTCAAGGGACTTAGTGTCATCAAGTTTACATAGTTGCCCGTATTTATTCTTTACCGTCTCCAAGGCGACATACACACCGTCAGGCGTTTCTATCATATCGTTTACCACAAACCCATCAGGTACCACCCACTTGGTAAACCCGCCGGTAGATGTACTGTGCACCCAAAGCATCTTATCCCTATCAGAAGAAAAGATAAGCTGGTGCCTATCGTCGAGCATCCTTCCCCACGGGTCACTGTGATGTTCAGCTATTGCTGGGTTGACCTGCATACCAAACTCTTCTAAGGAATAGTTACCATGCGAAGCTTTAGTCTTTAATTCCTTAAACCCTGATGTTGACATAAAGATAAGAGTATTGGCGTGACTAACAATAGCGCTTTGTTTAATGGCGTCAGAGTTGTCTGCCACCTTAGTTACATACCAGTCAGGAGCGTTACCAGATATAGAGTAACAGCTGCCGGAATACTTAAAGACAATGATATCAGACACATTAACAACCATTCCTATGATAGCTGAATTATCACTCTCACCTATACCCTCTATGTACTTAGCAGCCGACCTGTCATCAGAGTCGTCCACGAGCCCCAAAGTTTTAGCCGATAAGCAGTCGTTAATAGAAGAGAAGTAGATAGTATCTGTTCTGGCGGCAGTGGCTACTAACCTACTATCCTTAACTGCAAGTGTGGTAACTAACGGAGAGTTAAGAGATGTCTTACCAGCGTTTGTATATTTACCATCGAGGGTTAATAGTTTCAAGTGCTGTGGTTTTAACCATTCAGGTTCATACAACAACAACACTTGAAGCTTATCACCACTGGCAACAAACAGATTACCGTGAAAATAAACACAGGACGGTCTATCTGCTCTACCCGTCAAGTCTCCAACAAAATTCACATGGTTATTCTTTGTGTCGAAGTAGTACATCTTCTTGGGCTTATTATGTTCTCCCACGAAGAAGTATAAAGATTTTGTTATCTCATCCCACCAGAACGAAGTGATGGGGAAGTCCGTATTATGTAAGGATGCGGAGATAGCAGGTCTGGTTTTAAATTTACTTCCATAAAAGCTTATCTCAAAATTAACAGCATCGGCACACTGATTAGCTTCGAGCGCGTCAGGACGCATAGCTAAGTTAATACCGCCGGTATTATTGCTCATGTCAACGACTGATTGAGCCTCATGTTTAGCTATTTGATATGCCATGCTTCACCTCACACAATGTGATACAATCCTATGATAATGCCATCACCGGCTATTACCTCTACATTATGATAACGCAGGGAACCAACCGGAATAACTTTTCCTTTATAGTTAGCCGCCCCTACTCCAACCATTCTCCCTCTCGATTTTTTCAAAGATGCTTTCAGTCTCTTCAATGACTCTTCTGCTATCTCGTTGGATGTCTTTGCTTTCATCAACTCCTCTTTGGACGTCTCTAATTCTTTCATCGCTTTTTCTAATTGCATCCTCGCTTCTTTCAGTTGCTTCTCTTGCTCTGTCGATATCTTTTCCAACCTCTCGTTGTTTTGTTTCAATTGATTGAAGTTCTCTTTTATCTTCATGTAGTCCGATGTCTGTACAACAAGAGTAGGTGCATAAGCAAAGGAGTACGAGGGAGAGAAAAAGACCGCACCAAGAAGCAACAGGATACTTGTGAATAAACGAAGAAACATTTTTAATCACCCTCGTATACATAACTTGAGTCATATTCCTCACCGTTAATTAAATACCCATCAGTAAACTGCCAAGCGTAAAGTATCCTACCTGTGGGGAAAAAGCTTATATCAGGAAGTACATCGTCATAATACGCCATCCAATACTTAACATAAGCAGGGATAGCTGACATGTCTATACTATCACGAAGACAGTAGTAACCGGAATACACCCCAACCATTACATCATGGTTCCACTCCGTGATAACATTAATGAACGCCATGATGATTTTACTTCTTTCAAACGGAGTACAATCGGGCATGTTCATATCTTCCATATCAAACCAAATCCCCAAACTAAGCTGGATGTCGTCTATGTCAGATAACCTGTCAACCAATATGTTTGCTTCGTTAGCAGCTTCCTCTGGAGTGGTAGCACGGGTAAACCAATACACGCCAACGTCTAACCCTTGGTCAATTGCGTTACCGTAGTGGTCAAGGAAATCACCGTCGTTATGGTACCCCTCTCCCGCTTTGATTATCATTCCCGTAATCTCTCCGTTCATTGATAGGTCCGGCGGAGTATTCCATCCGCTCACGTCTAATATTTGTCGCATTTTTCTCCTCTAATAAATCAGGTATGCCATTATTATTAGCATCTGACTTAACCTTAACAAAAGTGACTAACGCAGCAATAGCTGCGGGGGATACCATTAAACTACCAAGCGATATAAGAGCCGGCAAATCTGCCATCCCCCTAACGTAAAAGTTAAAACACCAACCACACATGTAGAACAACCATACAATCATGTACGCCCACATGAGAGTATTTACCCACTTGTACCCTTTGACAGAATACCCTATATTTAAATAACGAGAGCAACGTTTAATAATGTCTTTCATTATTGTGGTTCCACAGTAACCCTGACATTATCGTCAATATCATCCATAGGTTTATTGGGTATTTCAAGATAGCCTATATGGTTATAGTGATAACACACACAATAAAAAGCATTTGCTCTTTCTTGTACCGTTTTACTACCATCACTGAGTATCATTACGTAATTGTATATCTCATCTGTCTGTACCGTAAAATCTCCGATGGTTTCTCCAAGTGTTCTGATTTCTTCCCATGGGACGTTGGAGTTATAAAGTTCAAGTACATTCTCCAGATAAAGCTTAAAGAACGGGAAATATTCATTAATTTTTTTTGTGTTAGACGTCAGTGTTACATACCCCGTAAAGTTACTTATCGCAATAAACAAAGTATCCAACGTCGCACTTGACACTACTTTTTGCCACGCCAGACAATGGTATCGGTTCTCCCCTTCTCCAATGTCAATTAATACATTTCCGACGTTTATAACCTGACCGGTGTTATCTATGTCTACGCTAAGTAAACTAAATTCTTTCAACGGTTTGCTCATGTCAATACCTCTATACTCTTCATCATTGAATAGGGCTATAAACATAACAAGTGTGTTTTGTATAACTACCGCATACTTAGATGATAGGTTTCGCATGGCTTTTATAATATTACCATTACCATTTAATTCTGGTATGTAGGTATATTCTGGTAAGTTGTTATTTGGTGTCATTGCATAACCACCGCTAATACGAGATGCTTTATGTACATCAAATCGAATTTTCTTGTCCTCAAGTTTTAACGCCTGACTGACTGTAACCACAATATCATCACCTAAAACATAAGATGGTTTAGATAAAGTGTACCCGTTAGCTTTCCACCCTTTATCCGGTTTCAGTAATACCTGCACGTCTATGTTATTCGGTTTAATAACCTGCTCAAAGGACTGCCCTGAATTTGCCACTAAACTTTCCTGCCCCCAATAGACATTTATCTGTGTGTTAATGTGGTCAGCTTTATTGACCGTTACTTTAGAGGATTTTTCTCCACTAATGGACAATATAGCGGGAGCCATTTCCGCCGGCTTTAACTTAGTGGTGTTCTGTTTTTTTGTGCGGATGGCATTACCAATATCCTGCATAGCATACCTATCAATTAAAACGTTTTCCATTACCATGCCACCTCGTTACCATTAACAAGAGCGTTAAACGCTTCCTGAATTTTTGCTATTGTTTGAGCTTTAGTTAAGAGTTCGGGCTTGTCAGTGATGCCATTCCACGAGGTAGTACCGGCATCACCCTTAGGTCCTATCGGTCCTTGGGGTCCTCTCTCTCCGGTAGCTCCTTTAGGACCTTGAGGTCCAGTGTCACCTTTTACACCCTTTTCTCCCGTGGCACCCTTAGGTCCTATCGGTCCTTGGGGACCGGTAGCGCCCTGAGGACCCATAGGTCCAACATTACCCTGCTCACCTTTAGCACCATCAGCGCCTTTCGGACCAACGTCACCTTTAGGTCCTTTCTCGCCCCTGTCACCTTTGGGTCCTTTAAGTCCTGCGAGTTGTGCCGGCGTAAAGTCAGTGTATTTAAACGGGTCGCCTTTGTCTCCTTTAGGACCGGTGTCACCCTTATCACCTTTAAGTGTTGCCTTCTCTGCCTCTGTCAAGTCTTGAAACTTTAAGATACCATCCTTACCTTTGGGGATAACAAAATTTAGTACTGCCGCATTGGCTGTACCACTATTAGTTACCGATGCCTGTGTAGCATATTCTCCTGTAACTACTGAGCCGATAGAAACAGTAGCTGCTTCACCTTTAGGTCCCATAACCCCCTGCGGTCCAGTATCACCTTTCTCGCCGGTGTTACCCTTGTCACCAGTAGCCCCCTTAGGTCCAACAGGTCCAGTTAGTCCCTGTACACCCTGAGGACCTGTTTCCCCTTTATCTCCCTTGATACCTTTAGGAATTGTAAAGTTAAGAATAGCGGCGTTGGATGTTCCAACGTTAGCCACCGTAGCCATCTGGTCAGGTTCCACTGTGGTAACAGTACCTACCATGATGGTGGCAGCCTGCCCGTCTTTACCGTCTATTCCATTGACCCCTGCGGCTCCCTGTGGTCCTTGAGGTCCTGTGTTGCCTTGTTTACCCTGAACACCCTGTGGTCCCACGGGTCCTTTATCTCCCGTTGCACCTTTCGGACCAGTATCTCCTTTGGGTCCTTTAACGTTCCCTAAACTTGCCGACATGCCATCTACGATAGAAGATAAGTTACCGGTAGCATCAAGAGCAAAAGATACCTGCGGTTTATCTCCCTTATCACCCTTGACACCCTGAGGTCCAATAGCTCCAGCGTCACCCTTAATCCCTTTAGGACCTTGAATACCCTGCTCGCCCTTTTCCCCCCTCGGAAGTCCAAGGTTTAAAATAGGCTGTTCTTTACTGCCAGTGATGGTAGCTGTTGCCTGTACTCCCGTTGGCATTGTAGTAACTGTGCCGATAGAAAGCTGCGGAGTAACTCCGTCTTTCCCATCAACACCATCCTTACCATCTCGGTTAATAACAGCGTTTACTTTGTGTTCTACCTCTCCATCAAAACGTACATTAACATTAATTGTATCCGGTATTCTATCCATTGATTAAAGTCTCCTATAAGAAATGCCAGTGGAAATTAAAGCTGGTCCTGAAAGTAATCTTTGGTGGGTTGTCTTGCAATATATATCGTAGTATATCTTACCACGCTTAGCCCACTTATCAGGGTTCTCAAGTTTTCCTGTTTCCGTGTAGGGGATGGTACAATGAAGTTCATTACCACTTACCACGACCTTACCGGTAAAAGCGATATCTTTACCTTGCATCGGTTCGTACTTACCATAGAATATAAACTCCTTACCTGTCATATCAACAGGATTATTCTTAGAGTCAGTTACGGTAACGTACATACTAAAGTCATCGCCCTGATTAATAATAATCTGCATACATCACCCCCCCATTCTTCTAATGAAACTAATAATATCCTCTCCTTTTCTTACCACATCCGCATTGAGCTCGTTCAACTTTTCTATGATAGAAGTCAGTTCACATATCGGCGGGATTAAGGTAAATAAGAAACCCATGAAGTTGTCGAACTCAAACCCCATTACCTTGATATTAGGAAGTAGGAAACAACAATACCCGATAAAAAATATTAAAGGGTATTGGAGTATCACCTTAGAGAATAATCCCCAGCGGAAGTGTTTGCTGATAAGGAAGCGATGGTATCTTCCATTACCTATCGGTACATACTGCCAACCGTACCAACAAAACGTTGTGATACAGTTCCACACCGTGATACGCTTGCCTACGGTTCTTAAATAGGCTACCGTTTCTATTGTAATCTTCAAGACTATATCTACAATTAGCAAGATAGAAGTAAAGAATATTACATTTATAATGTCCTCGTTAATAACAAGTTGATTAATCATTTAATGTCGTACCTTTGCGAATTAATTTTATTAGTTAATGCGGCAATAGTATCCGCAACTAAATTGTCTGTATCTTCTAACCCAACCGATAATCTCAAATATCTATCATTATGTTGGTTGTTAAAATGAATGTGGTCTGTGCATGTACAATACGTAGATACAGGAAATCCATAGGCACTCATCTCTTCCCAGTATTTACCGTTTTGTATGGTATATAGGTAATCATATGGTAAATTAAAAATACCAGAACCGTAGATGTACATATGTGGGATATTAGCATCATGCAAAGCTGCGTCTAATTGTTTCGACGTCCATATTACCCGCTCCATCCTTGCCCGAAGCGAGGATAGTCCAGCTGATAAAATTTTACACTGCGACTCCATAACAGAGACGCCAAACGCCGCCGCGAATAAAATTATTCTTTGATGTTCTTCAACAGAATTGGCACGAAAATATATCCCGCCAAGTGGAGTTTGTCCATTGCCGACCCCATACTTAGAATAACTTTCCACTACGTAATCAACGCCATAATTGAATGAAGTATCTCCGTATATAGACACGCGAGTATTATCAACAACCAGAATAGACTTAGCATCATGCACTTTAATGGACAATTTACTTAAGTCAAAATAACACCCAAGATAATCAGGATTATCTATAAACACAATACTTTTATCTGGGATACTGTCGCTTATTATATCTATAACATGAGTATCATTGCATAAATGCCTCGTTTCTATAAACGCCGTATTGTGGCAATAGGGAGTGTAACCTTGATGCATGTAATACATCATAAGAAACGAAATAGCTTGCATACCACTATTGGTTAAAAGCACACTCCATCCCGCAGGTAGCCATGGAGACACGCACGAAACGTCACATAGTGTATTTGGAGATATGTAATTGCGTGCTCTTGATATATTATTTTGAAACAATTATTTTACACCCAACACCCTATAATTAAAAACATACCTTACGTTCTTTTCTAAGGCTGGTACAAAATGTGCGCCAGTACATTCGCTATGGTAGGTGTAACCACCATCACGAACAATCACATTAAATGACCACTCGTCCCTTTCACTAAAGGATACTCCGCTGACTATTCCACCGTAATTGTTACTGACAAAAGGTAAACACTGACGCACAACATAACCATCAGGACACGGTATAGTAAACCAATATTCTTGTCTACCGTCCGCAACCATACTTATTTCTCCAATACGTATGGATGAGGCACTAACACCAAATCCAGCACGTCTAATGATATCGGCATCAATACTTCCGCTCACAATATGTGCGCCCTTTATAACGCCATTGTTATCTACCGTAAAACTGCCACTGGTGTTCTTAAAGTTTGTGCCAATTATTTTAGTTCCTGTAATCGTTCCGCCATTAAGTGTGCCAATGTCAGATGCAATAGCGCTTAGTTTGTCAACATTTAACTTATCAGCTGTAATAGCTTTCGCCGCTATCTTGTTAGCAGTAACAGCGGCAGCTGTTATGTGGTCAGCGGTAACTGCGTTGGTTGCTATCTTGTCGGTAGTAATTGCTCCGCCAACTATCTTAGTAGAAGTAACGGAGTTATTGGCTAAGTTCTCTGCCCTGATAATAACGTCACCATCTATTTGCAGTCTCTTTCCCGCTATCTTAACACCTTCCGGAGACAGGTTGATAGAAGCAATAACGCCACGTTTATCTACCATAAAACTAATCTGGTCAGACATCTGCTGGAATTTAGAATTAGTAACCGTTATGTTGTTTCTAACGGTCGTACTAATTTCAGAAGCCGTCTGTTTAATTTGGCTAATGTCACTTCTTACGGTGGTGTTGATAGCCGCTTGGTCAGAGTTTACTTTATCTTGTATTCTCTTGTTGCTTCCGACAGTGGAAGTTAATCCTTTAGCGTTCTGCTGTATTACATTGATATCCTCTTCTGTAATAGTAACCCTATCTCTTACATTCTTAACCGCCGTGTTTACATCCTTATTAACACCATCTTGATATGTCTTGTTAGCCTTTACGGTCGAAGTAATTCCCGCCGCCGTCTGTTTGAGCGTAGTAATCTCCTGAGAGTTATCTGTAATATATCCAGCCTGTTGGGTAATACTCCTGCTGTTTTGCTCTATCTGCGTATGAAACGTGGAGTTTGTTATTGACTGTTCATCTTTTATTTGTTTTTGTTTCTCTTCTATTTCTTTATCTTTGTTCTGCAAACCACGTATGGCGTCATTGGTTGAGTTTGTCAGGTTCCCTAAATCTGATTGGAGTTCGGATGTTAAGAAACCAAGTTGCCGTAATTGATTTTTGATATAATCAGGTACGGTATCTCCGGCGGTTATAATTTCCTGTATTTTTTTATCTACGTATTCTTTTGTTGCTGCGCTTAACTGGTTTTCTTTTATCATCTTTTCTATATCGGCAACAAGCTTATTCCAATCTTCTTCGCTTAGCTTACCTGCACCGCCATTACATCCGTACTTAAACACCAGTCTACCATCTTTGGTAAGAGAAACCTTTTCGAGTTTCTTCTGCTCAATCTCTGAGACAGAAACATGCCCTGTAATTTCTCCTGCGTTATGGACAGTGACCTTTGGGTTTTTATTAACTGATGGAATGTTTAGCTTAGGTTGTTTTGGATATTCGGCAGACAGCTTATCCTGCTTGACAGTGGTATTAAACTGGTTGCCGTTCTTAAATTTTACCTTTGTCATGATATGTCAGATATTCCGGGGCTTACGTGTACCGTACCTTGGCATACACGTGTCACTTTCTTACTGCCGTCCACCATCAGCAAGTCCCAATAATACTGGGTTGTCTCTTTCCAGTAGTCCCCATCAGTCAGCAGCTTCTTTGTTTCAGACGCCGGTAGTTTAATTGTGATTATCCCAGCGTTAAGTTTACTCTTATCAAAGGTAAAACTAACGATAGGAGTATCTTCGTTTGCAGAGGTCTTAACACAGGCGGCAAAGTTATACTGGCTCATATCAAACGGGGTAGCGCTGTTATTATCGTCGTCGAGCTCTATGTCAAGGACGAAGTCAGCCCCTTTATTGATAACAATATCATACACGGGTACATCAAATTCATGCATACTATATCATCCCTTATCTTTTTTCTTTTCAATTTCCGCCTGCATATACTGCAAGATATACTTAACAGCATTTGCAAAAGCAGAACCATCACCGTCCACATACGGCGGTATATTCTTTAGTTGGTCTAAGAATTTTTTATCGGTTATCTTTTCCATAGAACACCTTACGGCAGCATCTTGATTACAGCTGCTACTAAATCCTTTTCTGTTTCCATACTAAACCCGTGATTAATCATAGCTAACGATATAACAATCTGCGCCAATATATCATACAGAGTGTCCGTATCCGGACTATCTCCAAAGTCAATATCATCAGATAGATATTGTAAAGCTTTCATCTTCTTGTAGTAACTGATATTCTGCGGCAAGTCTCCATCACATATGAGTTTGTTTCTCCTGATATACACGGGTGCCTTACTCGTTACTTTCCAGAACCTCTCCGGCATTTCTGTGACTTCATTTTCGATAGTCAAGTCACCGATTGTTTCAGGGTACCCCCTCTGAATAAGCACCTGCCACAACATATTCATTCCGTCATTAATGTAGGCTACCATCTCTTCGTCCGTATAGCCCGTCTCGATAGCATCAGACATACGTTCTTTGATGGCGTACTGTTCTATTAAATCATCACCTGTCATGCGTTAGTCACCTGCGCTTCCGGCGGCTTAACCTCATCTACCGCTGAATTAATCAGAGTAGTTAAATCCAACGGAGACTCAAACGGAACTACATCATCCAGCTTATGTACGTGTGGTCTAAGGGAATGATACTTAAGTTCCATATACCCCGCAGGATAATATTCATCCATTAGTTTTATCTGTACCTTATTTCCTTCGTACTCTGTTAGCTCGATAGGATACTGCCCTACAAAAGCTATAAAGTCATCCGGCTTCGTTATAGGTTTATCAGGAGACACTTTAAGACTCCTAACGTAGCGAGGGTCATTATCCCCAGTAAGCTGCATAGACAATGAGTCAATGGCGTTATTAAGGGAGTAGATAAGCTCATCGTCAGAGTAGGTAATCTTACTCACGTCATTGAGCTTCTGCCTTATTCGTACAAGAATTTGTTTTACTGTCATGTTATCTCCTTATACATAAAAGGGCAAATCCCTATCAATAACAACCGTGTCAGCCATGAGCCCTTCTATCTCTTTAGCCACCGTAGATGCAATACCATCGTCAGTAATCGTCCCATTAATGTAACCAACAACAAGTCTAACCAACATTAGGTAAAAGAAATACGGCAGTTCGAGAATATCGTTAAGGGTCATAATAGGACGTACATGATAGTAATATACCATGATATCATCGTGAGATGTATACACTTTATCTCCCCTAAGGCGATACCTATTGTGGCGAGACTCGTCCATATCACGCCCATCCGTCAAGTCTCTGTCCTCATCCGAGCCGAAGTGTGATACCTGTAAGAAGTCATCAGGCAGTTCTACACCTCGCTTCTTAGCCGGTACTTTAATTTCTTTCTGTACATAAGGGCTTTCCATTCTTACCAGAGTCAGATTAACGTAAGAGGCTACATGATTGATAGCACGTACAAGTTCCTCATCGGAATGTACTCTGGCATAAGTCTCCCCAAGTGACATCAAGATATCATTGGCGAGCATCCTTACTCTGATATATCTCACATCTTCACCACCTTATAGTACATCAACATACATATACTCCGGATTATCCCTAAGCCAATCCTTCATATACTTCATCGCACTCTGCCTATCCCCATTCTCTTCCGCCTCTTTGGCTAAGCGAAGTTTAATCTGCGTAGGGTCATTCCAACATTCCATAGGGATACATCCAAGCCTACGCCCACCCTTATGCTTACCGATGTAGGGGTCAAGCTCTCGCATAGCTTTAGCGTGTTCCATAAGAGGTCCGGCGTTCCATACGTTATGTAAGAGCCAGTTTCCTTTATTATCTATTTGAACGTCTTGCTTAATAATGTTAGACATAATTCTCCTTAATAAAAACAAAAAGGACAGCCCGTAGGCTGTCCCTCTTGCGTACCGGTCCCCGTAGAGATAACGGCACTCTCATCTGTGGATACAGACCTTACGGAGTTACCTGTTCTATAACTACCGGTTTCGGTGCTACCTTACCGTTCAATCCCTTAATGCGAGCATTGGCAGACGGAGCTGTACATTCAAGAGAAGCTACGCCGGTAATAACTCGCTGTTCATAAGTACCCGTTCTCGGCGGGTTTTCGGTGTGGAACGGAATGAGATATCCCAGTTTCCAATACTGGAGTTCAAGAATATCAATGACATCATCGGAGTACATACGATGAGCTTCCAGACGGAGAGAACCGAAGTCGGTTTCAATAACGTCCAGATAATCAGATACGCTATGTTCAGAAGAAGCCATTGTACGAACGGCACCCTGAGTAAATCCTGCGCAACCACGTTTGTTTTTAGCGGACATGATAGCGACACCGGGATTGCCACCGCGAGTCCACGCCATCTGGAGTGCGTCGTTCAGAAGGTCGAACGTCAGAACTCCGGCACCCTTTTTCAGTTTAGCTGCATCAATACAGTTCTGGAAAGAAACCTTTACACCTGTACCAGATACTACTACCGCCCCTGTGCCGGTGGACTTCGGAGCATTGGTGTTCAGGTCATCCATGGAGTTCATGGCAGCCTCAGGCGTTTCATAGAGGAAGAAAGTATTCGCATCTTTAACAGCTACGAAATACTGTTTGTTTTCCTCTGTACCTGTGCCACCACGTACAAGCACTGCATCACCGGTAACAAAGCCATGGTTAGCAATTGTTAAAGCATTAGCCGCAATAGCGGATACTGCAATGTCAGCGTCAAGGAAATACGGAATACCGCCGAACTTACCTTTGACACCTTCTGCAAGCGGCGTAGCCACTTTGTTTTTGATGATAGCAAGTTCAAGGTCGGAAGCAATTTCCTTACCGGCTTTCAGGAACTGGTAAGCCTTCTCATCACGTACGCCGTATTTCTTAATAGCCTGCGTGATATCAGATACGTTGTAACCAGTTACGAACTGCTGTACGTAGTTGTAGAGCCATCTACGCGGAGCGGCTTTCATCGTATCAAATTCAAAAACTTCTTCCTGTGCGTTATCCATTGCCGGACGCTGGGAGTCGGAGAGCCATTCGTGTTTGGTTCCCGTGATTGTGGTCTTACCAAACATGCTGGTAAGTTTAGTTTTATCGGGGTCAAGGTTCGTGATAAAGTCCGATACATCTTTTATGGTGCCTACTACGTTATAAGAACGAGTAGCTGTTGCACTATTATGCGGTGCTGGCATTTAATTCTTCCTTTCAATTGGTATAAATTACACGCCAAAGTCTTTCGCATATTTAGAAATCATTGCCGCCTGCTGGTCATTGGTCATTCTCCCAAGCTTAGACCAATCAGGTGTCTGCACCACAGGCTGTTGTGCCCTATTGTTTGTCTGTTCAACAAACGGTGGCTGTACAGACTGCTGTGCGGCTGCCTGCTGTGGGGCTGACTGCGGCTGTGTCACAGTCGGTTTGGGAGTGTTGCCGTAGAACATATCGCGCACTGCGCTCATGTAATTATCAATCACTTCTACGTTGCCAGTTGTCATAGCGTCAGTAACCTGCTTATACATTTTGTATGGCAGGTTCTCAAGGTTTTTCTGTGCGAGAGAATTAATGGCATCAAAATTCGGGTCCTGCTGATACTTGGCTGTCAATGCGCTCATGCGCTGCTGCCGAGCGTTTTCCGCTTCCTGTGCAGCCCTTTCTTCATTCACCCTCTGTATCATAGCTGCCTTAACATTGCCAACTTCATTTACATATGCTGCCATATGCTGTGGGTTGTACTCGTCAAAGTCAGCTCCGTAGAGCGCTTTAACACGCTCCTTAGCATAGGCGTCCATCTGTTCGATGTACCGCTTCTGCTGTGCTGCAACGTCTTCCGGTTTCGGCTGGATAGGCTGCTGTACCTGCGGCTGTGGAGTATTCACCTGCATCGCCTGTAACTGCTGGCGCTGCTGTGCGAGTTCCTGTGTCTTTTTGGTAAATGCTGCCTGCCTCATGTAACCGTTAAGAGCTTCTTGCAGTGGGACCTGTACATCCTGTCCATCAACCTTGACCGTCACCATACGGTTCATGTCAAGGGGTTCAGGTTCAGTCTGCTGGTCTTTAGGGTCTTCCCCTTCTTTAGGTGACTCGTCACCTTCTGGCGTAGGCTCCGACTGCGCTCCGTCGTCACTATCCGATAAGAAACTTTCGGAAAAGACGGGATTACCGTCGGCGTCTAAAGCAAAGTCCCAAAGATTACCGTCTTGGTTAGCCGTCTGGTCCCCACCAGCATCCACTGCGGGTTGTGCCGGTTCCTGTACCTGCGGTTCCTGTGCTACCTGTGGGTCGTTGCCCTGTACAATATCTTCCATGTGTTATCTCCTTTCGCAATCCCTTGCGGGTTGTTGCAATAAAATAGGTCCCTCTATATATATACTGAAAAGCATCAGCCTCTGTTCATAGCCCTTGCGTAATGTAAGATATCAGACACAGATAATGGGTTAGAGTTACCATAGTCCGGCAGTGAATAACCAAGGTCAGGCGCTTCCGCTGCCTGCTGCGGCTGTTCACTATTTACATATTCCGGCAAGTTAATTGGCTGCTGTTCATAAGCAGGTGCTTCAATATACGGGGAATAATCCTCTCTATTATATACTGACGGAGTGTACGTAACGTCCGCCGAAGCCGATGGTTGCTGGCTTGCAGCCCATTCATTATAAGCCTTGATGTCATTATCCCGCTGTTTAGAGGCGAGATATCTTTTTACCACTTCCGGATTAATTGAGTTAGCTTTAATCTCCGTAGACTTATTAAGCTCATCACCCCTATTAGCTGACTGAATAAACTTATTATTAGGGTCGCTAAGGATTGCTTTAATCCTATCCTTAAGAGAAAGCTCTTTAGGATTTTCAGCAGGATAAGCTTTATCCATAGCTCTATCAATGTCCCTGATATCATTTATGGTTGCTCCATCAGCCATAGCCTGACCATAGGGACTATTAATCATCACATCCCCGCCCACATTAGATGGCAATACTTCCGGATGTACCTCAACAGGATTACCCCTGTCAACCCACCTAAGCGGACCATATAAATCAGGGTGGTAATTCTTCCACTCTTCACTATCCTTTAGCTGAGTAAAGTGCGGCGTGATAGTGTCCTCTACGTCTCTTGGGTTCACATCAGCATCTGATATCCTATTTACAAAACGTATATTTGGCATAACCTCTCCTTTTAAAATCCACCAATACCCTGCTGAGGTTCAGTAGGCATCCCTGCCGGCAGCCTGTTATCAGGCGCCTGTTGTCCTATTTGATTAGTTGGTGACAAAACGTCACTACCTTGTTTGACTATCGGTCTAACTACTCCCGTCACAGCACCACCCGTACCGCTGAACTGCGGAGACTCTGCCTGCGGCATAGCTCCCATAGGTTCCTGCGGAGCCTGTCCGCTCTGTGGAAGCTGGTGTCCAAGGAACACTACCTGCACATAAGGCGGCAAGCTATACAGTACCTGTATCGGAAGTGACCCATACGTGAAGTAATACTGTACCACGTCAGGCGGTAACGTCTGGAGCGTAGTCTGAATGACCTGCATTTCAAGCATCGTCCGCTGCTGTGCAATCACAGGGTCAGAGATGTAATCACCAACATTCTTAATCCCCTGCGTCTCAAGCCACTTCTTAAATATATTGTATATATTATGCGGTGTAGCCACCTGAACGCCGGCAGAATTAGTCTGCATAATAGCAGTAAGTAGAGACTGCAACTGCGTACCAACCGCCGCCTTAGACTGGATAGACAAGCCAGAATTAACAACCAAGTCAAACTTACCATCAAGGTCTTCCGGATTAATCTCAAGAGGTTCGCCCGACAGGCGGACAACCGTAGTCTGGTCGATAAACTTCTGATTAAGAGAAATCAGGAAGCGATATAGTTCATATATACCGGTCTCTGCAAACATGCGAGCAATAAGCTCAAGCCTCTGGTTACTCTGGTTCAAGATAGCACTAATACCAGTAGCCGTGCGGTTCAAGCTGGAAGCGTCAAGACCCTGATTGTATCGGGTAATACCGGTCCTCTGTTCCTTTTGTCCTTCGAGGTATTCAAGGAAGTTAAATGTATACGGAGCTATCTGCGTAACAGGCATAGGGAGCACGGCGTCACTCATAGTGTATCCGGGTTTCTTCCTAATCACAGAACGTCCCTTGTTGAAGTCCTCGATATTGATAGCTTCCGGTGACATGATAACCTTAGGGTCGTTAGAGAGGGCAAGATTATGAATAATTTGCCTCGTCAATGCTACCTTAAGATGCTGTATCTCGCCAATCAGTTCAGCATAGGAACGCTTAGACCAGATACGGTGAGGGTCCTGTGTGGGGGCGATAGCAAAGAACGGATGCCTTCCCATATAGTTAGGTTCACACCTAAGGATAGTATCTTGACATACGGTGATAATCATATCCTCAAGAATACCGTCACCGTTAATGTCTATCTTGACATAGCACTCGTAGATAGTAACCTCGTCTCGTGCCTCATCAGGAGAGAACGAAGGGAAGTTATAATACTTATCACCAATAACACTATCCATTTCCGTGTCTATGTCATCTTTACCATACTTACCGTGTACGTGGTCTCCCTTAATCTGGTCTACGTTAGCGTAGATACCTTGTTGTTCCATCTCCCTTAGGTAGGACAAGGTAACAAGTTTCTTATGCGCTACAAAGTTTGCGTCGTCCAATGACTTAGCATCAGGAGAATAAAGCACATCAGTACAAAGAATGTTCTCTATCTTAGGCGCGTTCTTTAAATAATAGGTAGAGTTATACGTTACCGTATAATCTCCGAACTGGTCAGGCTGTGAGATGTTTGTTATCTCCACCCCCGTCTTCCTAAGTTCCTGTAATGACGTCCAGTTAAGTACACACGTTACAGGTTTTACCGCTTCTTTTCTATCCCAGTAGCATTTAGTAAGCCCAATACCTGTGATTAAGGCATCCTTCATCCAGTTATATAGGATAGGGAAGAAATGGTTTTCTCTCTGCAACTGGAAGTTAATCAGGTCCTGCATGGCATCAGCCTTATGAGAGTCCAACGCATCATGCCCTGTAATGGACACAACATCATCACCGGAAGTAAACACTTTCATCAGTGACGGCAGTGCCCATTCTATCGTATCAGTTACGTCAGTAGACACTACGGAAGATGTCCGGCTAAGCTTAGGAAACATAGCCTTATAATACTCTTTATCAGCGTAGTATATCTGATACCTTTCTTTCATCGTAGGGAGTATTACCGCCCTTTGATAGTCTTCACACTCTTTAATATCAGCTGATATTGTCCCTAAGATACTTCTATTAAGAGTGTCTAAGTCCATTGTATCCTTAGTTTCCATTAATACTCCTTTATTATAACCCGCCCGCAAGCCCTATGTCATCGTCAGCTACATCATCCCAAGAAGATACAGGGGCTACTGCTATCTGGTCTTGATAAGCCAGTGCGTCTATCATATCATCATGCTTACCTTTCGGGAACGTAAGCAGCTGCTCCTCAAGCTTATTAACCCACTTAGCTCCCACGGGAAGCCATATAGTACCCTGTGCGAACCTTGGCTGCAATGCTGTCTGTATTCTAAGCTCCTTCTTTTCTTTAGCGAGCAGGTCTTCAATCACAAAGTAAATCTTTCTGTTGGGCATTTCTTTTTCCACGAAGTGACGCATAGCCGCCTGAAAGGCTACTTTTTCTATACCCACCTTGACAGGGTGGTATTTACTTACAAAATCAAACAGGATATCAATAGCTGCTGACGGGTCCATACGTTCAGCAACACAATCAATAATAAACCACTGGTTCTGCGGGTTTACTGCATTGACAAGTACCACAGTATCATCAGCACTTTCCCTTTGTGATACCGCCAAGTCCATCGTAATGAAGACAGTGCAGTCTTCCCTATTGAATTTAGATAAATCAAAATAACGGAAATACCTTTTCTTAAATATAGCAAGTTCAGGGGAGATAGCTATGCACATCTTTTCTCTTTCCCATATGTCAAGCTTACCCAAGGCAGAGAACTTATCACGCTCCGCGTGGATATCTTCCACGGGGAAAGCCTCTGCCCAGTTACTTTCTCCCTCATCATTCAGGATAGGTATACGCATAAACGTAAAGTTAAGGCTTTCAGGCTGTGATGCCACCTGTTCTATGATACATTTAGCACCCAAGTTATTCCCAATCATAAAGATACGGGAGTCTTTACCTAAGTTATACACATCAGACAAGAACCAATCCCAGTCTTTAGACTGTATAGTATCAGACAAAGAGTCTTCCAAGTCCTGTGGGTCGTCAATCAGAACGATAGAGGGGCGCAAATCATGCCAGTTAAGACCACGGACAGCACTTCCTTTACCATAAGCTTCCATTCTTACGGTGATATATTCACGTTCACCGTCCTCATTGGTGACGCCGGTGTACAAATCAACCTCAAAAGCCTTCTGTGACTGCTCTTTTACCTGTTTTAAGTTAAGATTAAGCAGGGGATTGGTGATATATTCGTCGGCAATCTCCTTTAAACGGGCAGAAGCACGGGTCTGGTTGGACATAATGAACACAATATACTGTCTTTTCCTCTCCGGAAAGGTCAAACAGTACAAAGGAAAGGCACGAAGGACGATAGAAGACTTAGCCGACTGTCTAAAACCCTCTACGGCATAGTTAGTAGTACCATTAAGCAGTATATCAGACCACTCATAGTGGTACCAAGGGGACTTTACATCACCATCAAGGGGAAGAAACAGCCTTCTAAAGTTCACAAGGTTGCTTTTAGCCGCCCCGTAAGCCTTATTTATCTCCGATAAAGAACTGTTTAAGCTCATCGTAGTTATGATTACCCCCGTACATCTTCTTTCCTTCTTTATTAATCAGGCAAGGGACACTTTCCACCTCACCATCATAATCAGAATACATAATATGACGAGGTTCTATACCCAAATCAGCACAAACCTTATCATATAAAGGTCTTATACGGCGGCAATACCCGCATACAGGACCTGAAATCATAAGAGCCATTACCCCACCCCTTTATAAAGACAACAAATCAGAATAAAACTTCTCCTATTATATACTGAAAGAGATTGAAAATCTCTTGAAGTGTATAATCTTAACGTCCTTGACGTTATTATTATATACTGAACATACCTTAAAACACGTAAAATAAGCAATAGAAAAGCCATGCAGGAAACCTGTTCCCAACAACTGATGCAAGCATCACAGGAACGCGGGTGTATCCGCATGGCTATGGACATGGCTTTTCTTTAGGCTTACAGCCCATGGTGGGCGGTGTCTCTGTTGCAGGTTCGAGACGGGTAACACAGCAGATGCCCAGCTATACTGTGCTTATTGTATGATTAATCAGGAAAGATTATTCTTTTGTCTTTGTTTTACGTTTAGGTTTGCTTTCTACTTCCACATTCTCTTCTAATTCTTCTGTAACTTCTTCCTTATCTGCCTCTGCAAATAACGGGGTCATAGCTTCAACAGCTTCTTTTTCTACTTCGGGATTAAATCCGGGTACATAAATATCCAAGATATACACTCCTTTCTGTCTTGACTGTATTATATCACATAAAAAATGTTCTGTCAAGTAAATAACTATAAAGTATTAATAAACTGTCTCTAAAAAGATAAAGTTAAAGATAAATATACTGTTAAGGGTGTAAGCTTAAAGAAAAGAGGGTAGATAACCGTGGTTATTCTGCATGGCTTTTCTTTCTCTCTATTCTTTCTATTAACAACAACTGTATTTAAAGAGTACTACTAAGTGTTCTTTAAACAGTTAAGTAACTAAAAGAGATAAAGAGTATTCAGTTCCAAGTGCCGGTCGGAAAGAATAGACCCCCCAAACCCCCCAAAACACTCCACCCAGCTTCCACTTTCTTTTAAACCCAGCCCTTCCGGCACAAACACTGGTTTTTCAAGAAAGGTAGAATTACCTTCAAGGTATAGCCAAGAGTACGTTTAGTATCTCAAGGGTACGACTGTCATAATTACCGGTTGCCCTGTCCTGCGCGCCTTTACAGCAGGGACCGCCCCATCTCTGGGAATATATTGTTAATAGAAACAAAGAAAACGAACAGTCTTTTTGTTGGACAGGTGCTTATTGATGTTTAACGACTGAGCCACCTACAACTAAGTGAACTTGAACAACTTGTAAAACTCCGAAGTCATCATAGAGAATAAACGCAACTCTCTATAACGCCGTTTATGTTTGAGTTGATAGACCGGTCTAACTAAGGAAAACACCGGTGAGGATTTTAATACCCCTCTATTATATACTGAAAAGGGTTAAGAACCTCTCAAAAACATAGTATTGAAGCTACTTTTTCATAGCTGTCACTATTATACACCAAAGATAATAAAATGTCAAGTGTATAATCAGAAGGATTTTAATACCCCTCTATAATATACTGAAAACCACCCCCATTTTGTAATAGAACTTTTCTATAACCAAGATAAAATACTATCTATAACAACCACTATAAGATGCTAAAAGCATCTTATTGAGGACAACAAATTATATTTGTTGCCACTACCACTAAAACAAGCCCCACCCCATTCAATCCCTTCTCTTAAAATCGTCAAGAAGTGGTCTAAAATCGTTTTTAAGAGGGGTCCAGCAACTTCTGAATACCAGAAGACCTTTGACCTTCTTCAAAGCCCTTAAATCAACTCCTATAAAAGTATTAAAATATTATTAAATACGGGGTGGGTAAAGCATCCTTCGCGGCGGAAAAAGAAAATTATTAGCCCTACCCTTAATATTCAACTTATCCTATACCATTAATACCAATACTACCATTACCAATGTAAGAGTATATCCTTTTATGATTAGTGTGTATGCTTTTACGTATTGAATACTTTCTGATTTATAAGGTTGACAATCTCTATTAAACAAACATTTAATTCATATACAGGAACATTATATATTTTTAATAACAGATACCCTCGTACCCCCTTTTGAGATACACCATACCCATTAGCCAAGCCCCACCCGTACGTATGTTTGGTAGAACAGATGTTTGTATATAGATAGTAGAGGGAAAAGAATAAAAAAATAACTAAGTACAGATACCTTGCGGTAAAATTAGAAGTATTTGTATTGCCTGTAATCAGGCAGAAAGGGGGTACACAATGATAGTGTATCGTAAAATGTCAGAGAAAGAACTGGCGGATTATTCCGCTGGTTTAAGAATATATGGGCGCTGTGATATGCGCCTGTATAATAACAGCAGCAAACTGGAAAAAGCAGTTTGCTTTTTCACCAATGCGAATAATTGCGCGCATTGGGGAGCGGGGACGGGGAAACATTATATCTGTAAGTTTTTTATCCCGTCTCGTTATCTGGAAGTTAATAGCGGGTATTACCCTGACTTCACTACCGACGATTGGAGCGCCATTGTGGAGATAAAAGAATATGCCACACCGTGGTACAGCAGAGAAAATGCGTATCTGTTAGGATACGGTATTCCTGATGAATTTCTTATGAAAGACATTGAGTTTTGGGGACACGGTAAACACTGGTTTGAGGAACAGGTAGGTACGTATTGGAGCTAACCGCCACCAGCACCTTAACAGGTGCTTTTTTTATTTACATTATATAATAACTAACTACGCATACTTATAAGTAACAGCAGTAAAACTGCTGGTGTTCTTTGAAAACTGAATAAAAAAAAACAGTTATTGTCCTGAATAGGACAGAAAGGTGGTAATTTTATGTTGCCGAAATTCAAACTGGACGTTTCCGCTGTCAATCATTTTACAGTGACCAGCGAGGATGGTCATTGTTGTGTAGTACCGTTTGACAGTAAACGGTACAAGATTAGCATCAGCAAAGAGGATTTCTCTGCTGAAATCTTGACAGATGGCAGCCGTGACGAGTTAGGGGAAATCCTGACTTATCTCATTAAAGCCGTTGCCGTTATAAACGGCGGTGAAATTAAGCTGGAAAGAGAGGCGGATTAATATGAAAATCTCCTCAGTAGTAGGTAGGTTCTTGCAAAGCCTGAACTTACCGAAAATCAATAAAGAGGATGTGGGGGGAACGGTTTCCCCCTATGGAAACGGCGTTAAACTGGACGCCGTGGGGATACTGGAACTCGTCCCTTACGCCGAAAACAGCAAAGCAGAGGCTCACGTAAAAGATGGCGAGACACATTACGTCCGCCTCACATTCCCCAATATTAAGGGGAATTTAATAAAAGTCCCCTATCAAGGCGGTATGAAAGCCTTGAATATTGAAAAGGGAATAATGTTGTCGGTTTCCCTCAAGGACCATAACACAAAGTTAAACCTCGAGGAATCAGCAGAGGAGAAAGAGCGTAAACGCCTGATTAATGCGGCTGCGTTTATGTTCGACGGCAATGGCGGGAATCCGTCAATTGCAAGGGAATATCCTAACTACAAGGATATGACGGCGGACGAGATAAGAGCCGCAACCAAAGAGCTTATGAAAAAAGCTATCGGCGAGTAAAATCCCCCATGAGGACTGGTTATTCCAGTCCTTGTGATAATATAAATTGTCACATTGGAACGGATTTATTCCGTTCCTTTTTTATTGCCTGATTACACTTCTATTATATATAGAGAGGGATTAAAAATCCCCCAGTGTATATAATCCTAATGCCTTTTGGCATTACCATTATATATAGGCGTGCAGCGTGCCTAATCTTAGAAGAGAACAATTATAAATTGTTCAGTGCCACCAATATAATTGGTAGCATCGTCAAAAACCACTCTATTTTGCGTTTTAAGAGGGGGGTACTACCTTTTTGATATAAATGTATATGAGACATGTTGGAGACGCCTTATAGCCCAAAATAGAACAGTGCTTTTTACATCCTTCATCTATTCTATTGTCAACTTGTACTCTTTTTACTCTCTTTTACGTCCTTTTTCCCTTTTTTATATAACCCCGTGATTTTTGACACCACCAAATCTTACAACCCCCATTATACCTGTATCCTTTACTTTGCTAAAGTCTTAGATATTTAGGCTCTTATTGTCAACCATCCTTTTACCCCTTTTTAACTTTTCAGTATTTATCGTGCTTTTTAGGCTTACTAAAGATACCGAACATTATGTTCATTAAGTGCGGGAAAATACGGGGAAATACTTTTTTATATTTTTTTACTGTGCTCGGCTTCTGTCTTCTATTTTTTCTCCTTAGTCTTCGGAGTTGAAATTGTTAGGTTTTATGCGTGTTTTGCGTGTTTTTGGTGAAAATCGAAAATTCACTATACGCGTGTGTTATCGTGTATGGTATATGTTATTGGTGTTAGTGTTGTTATTGTATATATATAATATAAAGGGAAGGGCTAATAAAAGTTTTTTTATTTTCTGGCGAAAATTAATCACAAAGGACTATCCCCGCCGTTTTACGTGTGTGTTTTATGTTATTTCGCAAAAACACGTTTACGTCAAAAGTGCGAAACAGCATTTCGCTATTGAAATATTCAATATCGTTATCGAGATGTTTAATAGCCAAGTGACGATATAAATTGTCACATTGGAACGGATTTATTTCGTTCCTTTGATGAGAGAAAGATTAGAAAAGTGGAAAAATTGGGGCTGGTAACTAACTTGCTATACCTATTGGTAACTGGCTTCGAAAAGCTGTAAACAAGCTAAACAGCTAACAAAAGTCCAGATTGTAGATTTTCTCTTTCTGATTAATTTAATTAATTAACGCGCGTGTTAATTACGAAAGAGATATCTATATAACACACGTGTATAATCATATGCGTGTAGAGTATGTGTACATGTATTTTACAGAAAAGGAGAGACTAACATGACACTCAAGGAATTTGCAAAAGATTTGGAAAATGGCGTTAAAGCCGTCGCATTGGGCGATGGGCGTTACGCAGTACTCGCGGTAGGACCCGTGGGTGAAGAGGAAGGGTTCAAGGACGTGATGTATTCTGACACGGAAAAGAACCGTTTTAATGGTGTGGTAGGGAAACCTTACGCCATGGAAATGAAGCTCAAAGACGTGGAAGTTGAGGGTGCTGATGCACTTATCCCGTCACTGTCCGTAACTTTCATGCACGACAAACGGAATTATCCGTTCCATCCCATTCTGAAACGTTCTGATGTACAGGAAGCACAGGAACGTAAACAGATTTTGGACATTGGCGAAAAGCTCTTAGCCGGCTTTAAGAAAGCACACGTTGAGGATGACATGGACACCTTGCGTGCAGCTAAGAACGAACTCGTCAAGGCTATCCTCGGCGTATAACAGCCGTAGGGACATATCCAACATCACTCATCAGGTTTCATAAGGACTGTACCTTAACAGTCCTTTACCACACGTAATTCACGTGATATAATTTAATAGAAAGGGGTGTTTAATGTGCCTGAATGTGCAAAATTCAAGCTCACAGACCACACTAAAACCATTAACGGGGCTACTGTTTATCGGATACAGTCTCTTAAACAGTTTTACACGATTGACGGTAATACCGTGTTGTATGGTCAAATGGGCGGTTTTGTGAGTGACCCAGAGATACTTAGTCAATACGATAAGTCATGGGTGGGCGGCAACGCTGATGGTTCTGTTTGCGACTCGTCGGCACTTATTCATGCCCACATTGAGGGATACCACGTTAAAGGAAATTCTCGTGTGCGTGGTGTACACTTCTATGGTCAAGGTAATATTGTTGACTCTATTATAGACGTACGGGGTAGATTTCACCTACTCTTATCGTGCGAATTTAATAAGGCAAAAATTACCGATGCCTCACAGTTTTTCTTTGTCACACTTGGACATTGGTTAATGCTTGACGTGGCTATTTATCCATCTATTGAGGGTGAATTGTTGGCGTGTTATGCGGCGTATGGTGTACGTAGTGACGTGGTACCGTTTGAGGAAGTAGATAAGAGAGTTCGAGAAAACAAGATTATTCCCGAAAAACTTTGGGATAGTGTTGTTGCTTTATCACGAGAGTTTACAAAAGAAAAGTTTGATGCGTGAAAGGTGGTGAGGATATGGATAATGTTATGAGTTTCATTGGTGCTGGTATTGTCCTTGCACCTATGGCTATCCTTGCGGTAGCTGTGTTGTTCGCTATTGTTCAGGTTGTGTTTGATTTTGTTGTACGTATAGTGAAAGGATGATACGAGTGAGCGAAAAGAAATATGTTTTAATGGAACAAGAAGAAGTATATAATGGTAACGTATACCATCAGGTCAAAGCAGTTAAAACATTCAAGACGATTGAGGGAGAGACAATAAAAGCCGGTACATTAGGTGGATTTATCCAAGATGAAAGCTGCCTATCTCAAGACGGTAGGTGTTGGGTGGACAAATATTCACATGTGATGGTTGGTTCTACCGTAAAAGATGATGCGTTATTGTCATATTCTTTTGTTGAGGGTAACTCATGTATATGCGATAAGAGTAACCTCGACGAGGTACACGTAAGCGGCACTTATATAGGGGGCAACTCAGAACTTACTTATGCTAACGTAGAGGGCAAAGGATTGCGCCTTATTAATGTGACCGTCTACGACTCAAACGTTACGATTAACGGTGAAATTACTCTTGTTAATTGTAGGTTTGCGAGAGAGTAGGTGACACGAATGAATGATTTTATACGCAAGATAACCAAGGTGTTTATGGCTGAGATTGGAGCAGGAGAGGGGGTAGAGTTTGACGCGGAACGTAAATGTCTTATGCCGTGGCAGACTATAAGGACAAAGCGTAGGTACAAGTTTGTTGATGGCGAATTGCAGGAAAGGCGAGATGGTAAATGGGATAAGTCATATGACCTGATGAATTATGTACAACACATGGATGATTATACATTTATAGTTCATGAGTTTAACCCTAAAGAAATGCAGATATACTATTTCGTTACGCCGTATGGAAACGTAGTAAGCGGGAGTTATTACTGGAGAAATACTATATGTGCTGCCAATAAACTTATTGGAAACTGTTTTGCTACACGAGAGCAGGCAGAGAATAACATGGGTAAAATCATTCAGAAGTTTAATTCAATAAAAAGTATTCAAGAAAGTGAGGAATAATTTATGTGTGTGATTGGTGTGTATAGAAAGAACATCCCGTTTAACTATGACGAGATGGACAATTGTTTTACGCGGAATAAAGATGGCGCCGGTGTTATGTGGAATGATGGACACACGGTACATGTCCGCAAAGGTTTCATGGAGAAAGAAAAGTTTGTTGAGTTTTTGAAAACATTACCTGTAGATTGTGACAGGGTTATCCATTGTCGCATTGCTACAGCCGGTAAGGTTTCACCTGAATGTTGCCATCCATTTCCCGTGTCGCCTAAGTACGAGGAGATGAGATTACTTGACACCACTGCAACGTGGGCGTTCGCTCATAATGGTGTACTGCATAGTTATAACCCACAAGGTGGATTGACTGCTAACTATTCAGACAGTATGGCGTTTGGTAAGCGGATGTTAAATGAGTTGTTAGTACGTGGACTTGACTTGCACGACTCGCTCATTGAGGAACTGTTAAGCTCACACATTGGTTACTCTAAACTTGCAGTGATGAACAAGGATAACGTGAGTACGATAGGTAACTTTGAACAGAGCCTGACAAGCAAGGCAACGTACAGCAATTCATCGTACAAGAAACAACAGTACAGCAGATACGGTGGGTATAATTATGGCAGCTATGGTTACTATGGGTACAGCAGTCAGTACGGTGATACATGTGGTGCCACCTGTATGTCTACTACACAGCCAGTTGCGAGCAAAACAACTCCAGCTTTAACTCAGGCAAGTGTAAGTAACGTAAAGTCTCCGCTATTACCGGTAAGGCTTGAGATTAAATTCGTACTAAAAGAGGATGTGCAGACATATGATAAGGATGACATTAAGGTATTGCTTGAGGGCATGCTTAATGATTACGACATGACTGTGTCGTCCATCCGTGTGTACGATAAAATAATTTTCCTTGTACGTGCAGAGATAGATGAGGATTTGTTTAAGATGTATCACTTTGACAAGGCATCGGAATATGATTTCTATGATACGTATGCGCAGAGAAAATTAACTGGTAAGATTAAAGTAATTAAACAGGGCGCAGCTAAGAAACCTAAGATTAAAGTATTGCCGAAGGTGAGGTGAGAAATATGGAACTGTGTGAGGTGGAAAGGTTAAAGCGTGAACACTTAGGCGATAGTAATTACGTTGCTTTCCGTATATGTGATGGTAAGATGTTGATGGTACACAAACCAATAAGGAACATCAACCATTACTTTCACCACGACATTACGTCATGGTTTGAATGTAACATTAACTCACTTGATTTTATGGAGTTGTTTTTGAAACATAGGTTACATAAGGACGCATGGTTAGGTGACATACACCACTGGATGATTAGTGAGTTTAAGGATGTGGAGAATAACTCTATATTCTTTAACGGTAAGTTTGAATACTGTTTGAAGTACAATGGCATGGCTTATTACATTGAGAGTTCGCAGTACCTGCGTGTGTATGAACCAAAGCCTTATGACAAGGTGGTGTGGACACGGGCATGTAACACAGAAAGAAATTCCGTCGAATTAAACAGCGGTATATATTACGGCGGTATATTTAATGGACATCAAACATTAGTACCATCCGACCAGGAACTATTCCGTGCGTTAGGTAAAGTAAACAAACTGTTTTTGTGGAACACATATGTACAGTTGGGTGTCATGTTTATACCACAAAGAGAGGGTACAGACAACGACATAATGTACGTGCAGGATGTGATTGATGACGGTTATCAGTCAATGATACAGGTAATCAATAGGGATAGCATATTGTCTACCGATGGTGAGTATGAATATTATCCTATCGAGGGGTCGGATTATAGGCGCAGAAATGCTTTGTCCAATACTTTATTGGGTAACGACACTAAACAGTATGTAAGGGGTACTCACTTATGTAATTACGATATCGTAGATAACGTACCGACAGAGTGTACGTTAAGTATGCATAGAGTAGACGTACAGCCTTATGACCAGAGGGTTATACACACAACAGAGGAAAACTTTAACAAACATTTTATCAAGATTGGTGATAAATATTATCCGCGTCTGTTTGTTGTACGAACCGGTCCGTCAACGTTCGAATACAATGAGGACTTAGCCGAGAGGTGGGACTTCATTATAAATAATGATACGCCTATCACAGAAACCTCAGGGTATTATCGTGACAAGGAAACTCTCACATGGTTGCCTGATACTGTACCAATGAAACCAGACGGGGTGTACTTCTCACCTTTGTGGAACTCAAACCCTTGTGATAACTGTGGGCAGATACAAGTTTCGGTGGGGTATCAAACAATCGTTGTTCCATGGGAGCATACAATTAAGATATACAAGGTATGTAAAGAGTGCCTGCACAACATGCCCATCCTTGAACTTGATGATAAAACATATCTTACAATCGAGTTACGTGCGGTAGATGTTGTTGCTGATTATTTCAAAGACCACTTTCGTTTACCTGATACAGTCCTTACTCCGTCCGATAACATAACAATAGTGCATGAGAGAAACGACGTCATACGACGTGTGCTGAAACAAAGTTTATGTGGTGTAGATGGTACCCCTCGTGCAGATATATACTTCCAGTCTGATGGTACGGCGTACAAGTTGTGTACATCTATTCAAAACTATTGGTTTAAGCCACGTCCAATGTTCTTTGGTCAGACATCTAACCATAAGTTTATGGGCGTTGAGCTTGAGCTTATGGATGGTGGCGTTAGCAATAGTAGCGCAACTAAAATCTGTAAGCTGGTTCCTGAAATGTATTGCAAGACAGACTCGTCACTTGACGAGGGTTTTGAGTTAATTACAGAGCCATGCTCGTTAGACTACCACCTGTCTAACCTCAAGTGGGAATATGTTTTGAACACCGCTAATGCATTGGGGTACACGGCAAGACAAGGCAGTGGTATCCACGTACACGTAAGCAAGAAGTTTTGGGGTAAGTACATAACATCAGGGATAGTAAAGCTGTGCTGGTTTACCGATAGGTACAGAGAGAGGTTAAGAATTTATGCTCGCAGAGGTAAAGATGAGTTTAATAGGTGGGCGAAACCATATGGATTTATAGTACCGCTTAGCGATTGTGTAAGTAATTACAAGTCAATGTACAATAAGTACAACAACAGCAGCCAGCATCATTACGCTGTAAATCTCAAGCCGGCTGACACAGTAGAGATTAGATTGTTTGCCAGCACGTTAGATATTAAGCGGCTACATTCCATCTTGCAGTTTACCGATTGCTTAACGGACCTATCGTTACTACCGCCTAAGGATATTTACTGGAATAAGTTGTTTGATATTGCGGAACGAAAGGGCTACACGGAATTACTTGATGACACTACATTTACAAGAGAGGAGACACAGTTATGAGTGAGATAACACCAGCAACAGAACAGGAATACATACAACAGTTAAGTGGTGCGGTTGTAGGAAAATTTGAATTAAGTTTTACTCCAACGATTAAAAGATTACAGTCGAGTGACAGTGGTTTTATAATATACGTATCGAGAAACATAAGTAATATGGAGCTTAGGTTATACTATATGTATGCCGGTTACGATAAAGGTAGTAGCTTTGGTATAGTGCTGCCTGATGACCCACATCAGAGGATGGAACTGTTATCACGTACACTTGAAATAAAAAGATGGATGAACCAAGATTACATGTTTAAGATTGGTACGTGGAAAGATGTTCATGATAGTCAGGTGGCTATACTTCCGGACATGAGATATGTACTTAAGTATAACAACAACATATACACGGTACGTAACTGCCGCCTTGTTAAGTCGCCCGCTGCGGAAGTCCCTGAGGATACTCCGTGTTTATACTCAAGACAGACCACGGCAAGAAGACAACCATTGGGAGATTGTTTTTGGTATGGAGTTGATAAGTTACATTATGTTGTGGTACGTCCTGACGTTAAGTTGTTAAGAGAATTACCAGACGTCAACACTTTATTTATTGGCAACTTAGGATTGCCTACTGGTGTAGTACGTTCAACTCACGCCAGTAATAGACCGTTATTACAATGGTACATAAGAGAGTCGTTCGACGGTAGGTGTAGAATTGGTAGTTCTTATTATCCAAAATTCAGAAGGGAAAACAACGCTCCAACCATGAACGGTAGGCACAGTATAGATACTGGCGTTGATAGTTTTATCCGTTATATGAATTGTACCGGTAATCCGTTCGTAAAAATTGCCGCTCAATGTTACGACTCGGTAAACGGTTGCGTTATGTCGCCGGGTATACTGAAACTTTATAAGGTGAAAGACCATAAGAAGTATAGGTACATAAGAACTACTCCAGCAACGATACGGAAATATTTTATGAAAGGCGGTGATGGATGGTATATACCACGCGCACATGTTGTTAGGTTAAATAAAACTAAAACCATGTACTCACCGGAATTGGCGTACAAAAATCCACTAAACACTATTGCTGAAATGTACCACGTGCATGTTCATGACGATGAAAATAATATTTGGGTACCAGACAAAAAAACATTGGCAATGATAAAGGCAAGTGACATTATTAAGACATCAACCAGCGGCGCTGTGATAAAGTACATGGGAGAACACAACATCCCAGCGTACTATTACCTTTGGGATGGTGTTCGTTGTCCTATTTGCGGCAGCCTAATTCCACCAAAAACCAAACGCGATATTCCACTCTTGTACGTTGATGAGGATGGTCGTACACATAGCACACACATTCGTTCGTGCTGTATAGAACACAAAAGTTTACACAAAGGTAAACTCAATACAGACAAAGGGTTTACTATGGTTAGAGTAACGCAAGAGTACGCACAGAAACATAACTGTGGTATGAAAACATTTACTGTGAACAACGAGAGAAACCGTATCTTAGTTAAGAGCAGAGAGGGCGAAGACATTTATTTCAAACCATCACTTGTACATAGAGGAAAGATACCGGCAGAGTTGGGAAGATACAGACCGGAGTACAACGATGTTATTAGTTTAAAGTGTACACACGTACATCAGTATGGATATAAACCGACACCAACGTTCTTTGGTAAGACTGATAACCACAAGTACATGGGTGTAGAGCTGGAGTTAATGTACGGCGGAACAACCGATGAGAACGCAGAGAAAATCTGTAATGGGTTTAATGAACTGTATGCAAAGAGAGATGGCTCACTAACTCGTGGTCTTGAATTGGTAACTGAGCCGTGTTCGGTGGGATATCATATTAAAGATTTCGGTTGGGAAACGGTGGTAGATAGAGCTAAGCGCTTAGGGTACGAAGACGCCAGCGGCAGTGGTATACACGTGCATGTGAGCAGGGATTTCTGGAAAGATAAAAATAAGATAGCAGACCTAATTATGTTTGCTGATTTGTATAGACAGAATATCTTTTGTTTTTCAGGACGTACAGAGGGTAAGTTTAACGAGTGGGCGGCGATGTATTTCAATATAGAAAATACTCGTCAACGTATGGATAAATCCAACGAAGAATTAATGTACGAATATGAACAGCGCAGAAACCATACACGTGGCATTAATATAAAACCACGGAACACCGTAGAGTTTAGGTTCTTTGCCAGCACAACAAACGCCGACAGAGTTAAATCAATTGTAGAATTTGTGGACTGCCTATCAGATATGTCACTGTTACCGCGCAAGGAGATGAGTTGGGAAAAGATAAAAGACATTGCAATAGAAAAGAGATATACACATCTGTTATCAGATGAATTGTTTATCGAGTCCTGTAATGTCTCGGCTTAAGTGGTATCAAATACAGGGCGTAAGTCGTATGATGGATGACAATGTGTTTATACAAGCCGATGTAATGGGCATGGGCAAGACTGCACAAGCTATTGAATACATGGAGAAGACAGCTGGTAAGTACATTGTTATCTGTCCTGCCTCACTTAAGTATAACTGGCAGAACGAATTACAAATATGGACACACAAGTTAATAGAGACTGATTGTTACGGACAAGATGTTATCATTACAAATTATGAAAGGATTGGAAAACTCATTGACGATTTAGGTGAAACAGTTACACGGTATAAGGGGGTAGTATTTGATGAAGCACATAACTTAAAGAACATACACGCGGCAAGAACACAAGAGGCACGCAGACTGGTAGACTTAGTAGGCAATCCTATGATGCTAACCGGTACGCCCATACTTAATAGACCGGACGATTTAATTGGTTTGTTATACGTGGGTAAGAAGCTGCAAGACTTCCATGGGGAAGAAGCTTTCAAGTACAGGTACATGAGAGAACTGTCAAAAGATAGTGTCGTGTACTTAGATAGTGTTAGCAGAACGGAAGAGTTACAGCGCAGGATAAACAAATATATTGTGCGCAGAACATGGAACAGCTTAGGGCTGCCAGCCTATCCGTACTCTATACATCAAGAGTACATAGGAACATATGCGGGACAGCCGTTAGTGTCCAGAGATATTTGTAACATTGAACACACAGAGAAGAAGATAGTACAGTTTAAACAGCAACGCTGTATTAACTGGATAAAGGAAAGACTTAAGCAAGGTATATCGTTGGTTATCTTTGCCCATCACAAGGCGTTGATAGAGGCGATTGCTAAAGCTTTACCCGTCCTGTCTGTGGTTCATGGTGATTTATCAGCCAAAGAGAAAGCAAGACAGATACAGTTATTTAAATCAGGGATAACACTTGGCATACTATGCAGCATTAACTGTGCCAGTGTAGGACATAACTTCACTAACTCATGTGATGTGGTGTTCTTAGAATACCCATGGAACAAAGGCATATTAGCGCAGGCAATAGCAAGATGTGCAAGACAAGGACAGGATAGGTTTGTCGATGTTTACTTCTTGATTGTAAAGAATAGTTTTGACGAGTATAGATTAGAACAACAGGACATAAAGGCGGTGATAGCCGACAACATAATAGACACAGGAATACGAGAGCAGGATACAGATGTTATGAATAACATAAGTAGACTGCATGACTATATACACACCAAAGACACACAGTCGTTAAACAGTATCCTCACACAACTTAATACAGAATTGTTATAACGACACTTTAAAAGGGACGCCTAAAGCGTCCCTTTTTTAGTTGTCATTATCTGCATCTATCGTTGTGATGTCAGGATTAACCTTATCCCCTTCAAGCTCTAATGCTTTAAACCTGTTAAGCAGGTCATACGTTATCTTGCTATCTGTGGAAATAAACTTCTGTTCGTTGATTTCTTTCTTATCGATAGGTGCAAGCCCAGCCCTATCAAGGATATCTTTACTTGCTTGAAAGCGTACCATTTCAGAACGGGCATTGAGTGCTAAGCCTTTTAGGTTTTCGTATATCTCTACACTATCCTCAAGAAACTTTTCCCTCATTTGTTCCTGTTTAAACTTGACTAAGTCCTTGACGTTCCTACTTAAGGCACTTCCTTTTAACCCTACCGCTGCTTTGGCTTGAGTTATTGGCGTACCTTGTGATACCATTGTGGCAATCTGTATATCCTTTTCTGATATCGGTCTCTTATAAGCGTACCCTTTTTTAACTTGCTTGCCTTTTAAACTGTTAAAGTTTTTGTTGGCGTACCGTTTATATGGTGAGTCATTTTCCATTGTATCACCACCTTATAGTTTCATACCACAATCAAGCAGCCGCTTAAAGTCCTCATTCCATATAGGTGTGAGCCGTCTGTCATGTATGTCACCAGACATCTGACAGATGTAATACCCTAACGGTAAAGGACGCCCACCACTTTTCTGTACGTAATCAGGATACACTTGAAACGCTGGCTGTTTGATTTCATAGCACACTCTTGCCACCGGCGTCTTAGCAAATAGGTTATGTGATACAGCTATCTTTGGCGTAACCTCAGGGCGGTGCAGGTGTTCTTTCCACGTAGCATCAGCATTGAAATAATCGTAGGCATCTTTACGCTGTGTATGCTTGTGTATGATGTAATGAACGTAACAATTCTTATTAACGTTGAAGTATACTACACCTTGGCTGCCTTTGAATAGTGACTTATCACCTAAGAGAGTAGCTACAAACCCCTCAATAGATATGTACGTCTCATTGTATACCCTATTAGGATGATTACCTGATGTAATCCCTAATAGTTTACCGCTGTTATACAATGGCTTGAGGTCTTCATACAGTGCGTAAACTTGTTCGTCACCTACTAATGTTTCTTCTCGTATGCTGCCTTTGCTGTTCTTAGTGGTGGTATTGGTTGCATCCCCACCAATAACAACCTTAACATTATCAGGCAATGAGTTAAGGAACTTCAATTCCTGTTGCAAATATTCTCTACTATTAAGTCCTATGTGAATATCAGACAGTACGGCAAGGTACCCGTAATTACCTTCCACCCTCGTCTTCATCACGTGTTGTTTAAAAGTTTCTGATATAAGTCGTTCTTGTTTTATCATTCATTCACCTCTGAAATATTCCTGTAACTCTTTACCTAATCTGCCTTGTGCTATATCTTCCCTAATACGTGAAGCATACTTACCGGGTTCCTTGAGCATCCTTTTATATTCTCTTTCTCCGTATAAATCCTTAAGGGTATCAAGCACACGCTGTTTCATGTTGGTTTCTTCCTGCTGTATTGTTTTATCTTCACAGCTTTCTTCTGTCTGCTTAGTGCTGTACGCAGCCATCTTCTCTGCTACCCGCTGGTAATCATATGACCATTGCCTTTCATTTACCCTTGTCACATTGCGAATACTTTGGCATACGTTCTTGTCGGAGCGTATGCCTTTTTTGTATTCAGCAATCATCTTGTCCATAAATTTTACTGTGTTAGGCATAGCAACCTCAGACGGAACACCCACCTGCCCCACATACAGCACACTCCCAGCAGTGACCTACAAGCTTGACATCTTTACCGCCACATTCCGGACAGACAAATCCATCCTTGTGTTTAGTAACCTCAACTTCCTGAACAAGTTGTTCGGTATCTTCAAAAGCATAGGCATCGTTGAGTGCTGTGCCGATGGCAAAGCCGATAGAGTCTGCGGACAGTTTGAATAGTTGTTCAATGATAGACTGGATAGATACTCCGCATCTCATAGCAAGAGATACCATGCGGGTAATACCAGCTACCTCGTGGGCGTGACGTTCCGTAGACACAAAGACTTCAAACATCTTTCCATCTTTCCAGTTGATTGTTACGTATAGGTTAGTACCATCTCCTGATTTAACGGTGAACGTCTTACCTGTGAGAACTCCTATATTGCTTCTGTGTTCTGGTTTAATACTGTCATGCAAGATAACAGGGGCTGGTTCGTCGTGCTTTACTCCGAGTATATTACCACGCTTACAATTGTCCCTGAACACTGTGATACCTTTACAACCATTAAGATATGCTGACATGTACACGTTACTGATATCTTCCGGTGTTGCGTCTTCCGGCAAATTAACGGTGGAACTAATAGCGTTGTCAATAAACATCTGCATAACTGACTGCGTAGATACTCTATCTGCAATCGGTATCTGCTGGCTTTCAATTACCCACGGAAACTTCTCTTCTATTTCTTCTGTCGTTAAGTCAAGTGGCAGGTTATTAAACTTAAGCAGGTCTTCAATGGACTTAGAGTAAATCTTAAACGACTTACCGCTGTCTTCCATTTTATGTGATGTGCGTTCATAATAGAGTTTATACAACGGTTCACACCCGCCTGAATACCTGCCGGCTAAGAGTGAGATACTACCCGATGGAGCAATAGATAGCAAGGCACCGTTTCTTAACCCCATACGTTTCACTGCGTATTGCAGGTCATCAGGAAGTGAACGGAACATAGCACTTGCCGCCGTTTTATTATAGTCGTACTGTTTGAATGGTCCGTCTTTTGCGGCTAATATAGCACTCTCGTGAATAGCCATTTCTTGCATGGTACTAAACACGTCGGCAGTTAAACGAATAGCATCACGGCTTCCGTACCTTTGACACATGGCTACCAACATATCAGCATAACCAAACACGCCTAAGCCTACCTGTCTCCAGTCTGTAATACATTTTCTATTCTCATCAAAGGGCTGTCTGTTATATCCATAATCAAGCACGGCGTTTAGTGCATTGATTGCCACCTTAACTGCCGTCTTAAACTTGTTAAAGTTAAAGGTAGCTTCCGGTGTGAATGGATTGTCTACAAAGTGATAAAGGTTCAGGCTGCCCAAGTTGCAGGCAGAGTAGTCATTACCAAAAAATTCCGAGCAGTTCCCAGTTAGTACACCATTGGCAATAAACGTGTGTAACATCGGTTCGTTGAGACAATATACAACGTCTGCACGTGAGGTGCTGGATATACTTGTTACTGTAATAGGGTCGTTATTGGGGTTTGTTAAGCTGGGCGGAACTATTGTTGGTAGCTTAAACTTATATAAGGTATCACCAACGTTTAGAAATGCCGTTTGAATAAATGTACCCTCTTCCGTTCCATCATCCAGTTTCCATTTGTGGTAAGGTGTACACTCAACGACAGAACCGTTGGAGAACTCTACTCTCATCATCTGCTGGTTTACCCCTGTAACTTTCGGAGTCACCTCGCTCCACGCCATACCATTCCATACCTTAACAGTACTACCTGCCAACTTCTTTATTGGGTAATAGCCTTTGTCGGTTAGAATTTCAGTATCACCACGAAGACACGGGTTTGATACGTTTATTAGATAGTTGTCATAACCGGAAAGCATATTCCAGTCACGCACCCTATCAATAAAGATACAACCGGGGTCTCCATAGTCCCAGTTTACCTTACAGAAATCATCCCAGAATTTCTTTGCGTTAATAACTTTGGTACTAACCTCACCGGTATCCTTAGCAAGAAAGTACAGTGTAACATCTTCATTGTTCTGTACCGCTTCCATGAAGTTTCTCGTGAACTTGATACTGATATTCATAGCGGACAGCTTATTGTTTTCTTCCTTGATGTGCAGGAACTCTTCAATATCAGGATGGTTACAATCAAGGGCAACCATAATAGCAGCACGTCTACCGTTAGCTCCTACCACTTCTCCAGTGGTATTGAATACATTCAAGAATGATACGGCGCCTGTGGACGTATGGGCACCGTTGTGTACCTTAGCTCCCTTTGGTCTAAGTTTATCAATAGTAATACCAACACCGCCACCCATAGAGAATACCCTTGCCATCTTCTTGTTGATATCATAAATACTCTCAAGGTTATCTTCCGGTGACGGAAGTACATAGCAGTTAGAGGACGACGCCCTATGTCCATCGTCTCGTCCGGCGATGTATAGCGTTCGTCCGCCAAACATAAAAGTACCGTCAGCAAGCATACTCTCAACGGAAGAACGAATTTCCGCGGGTACTATGGATGCGACACGTTTACAAAACTGCTCCGGTGTTTCGTTATCTTTAGAATACTTAGCGTTAAAGATACCCATTGATACTTCGTCATTTTCCCAAGCTACTTTCATATCTCACCCCTTGTACTTATAAACGTAAATGTTATCCTGTGTATGAGGCAGCGGATAGATGTGCGCCCTGCTGTCTGTGGGTTGGATGCTTTTATTGATTATGTCGACAGCGCCGTCATGTGTTGGGCTATACCCTGCACCACGGGGGCTACCATTGCGGTCAAAGATAACTACAATGTACCCATGTAAGATGGGGTTTACACGTTCTTCTGCCTGTTCCTCTACCTCATTATTGTGTACTACTTCACTTTCAGGCTCACACTTTACCGGTGTTTTCCTCGGTGCTGTCTTTCTACTCGTTGTCTTTTTTGCTGTTGGCATTGTCTCTCTTCCTTTTCAAATTAACAAACGTACATAGTGCAAAACAAAGTATAACCACCGTCATCAACGAGGCAAATACTCCGCCCGCTACTATCATCAATAATGTTTCTTTCATGATTACCTGGCTATCCATTTCATCTGTCTAATCAGATATACTATCGGCGTTAAGATAAGTGCGATACATATTTGAACAACACGCAATGTAGCCAACGCTATGGTACAGACCGCACCCAATAAAAACCCAATAATACAAGCGAGTACATTTAAAACTACACCTATAACCTTACTCATAATCACCTCACCATTAAATTATCACGAGAACTCTTCCAGTCTTTTCTGTTTTGATTGTATCCCTGAATATCTTCTGCATCGTACTTAAACTCTTTGCGGCTGGTACTTGCAATGTTCTTTGTATCAAAGTATGTACGCTGTAAGAACTTCATAGCTGCTTCGGTGAGACGGATAGCTTCCTTTATCTTTCCCACCTTAGTTACTTCTGCCATTACAGACTCTTCTGCATCAGCGTACCTATCTCCAACCGTAACTTTGGTAGAGTGCAGGCTGGACACATGTGCCTTAGTAGCCTGTGCTATCTGTTCCTGCTCGTGCAATTCCTTGTATAAATTGGCTACCTCTGCCTCAATAGTGTACAACAGAATAGAAGAACGCTTCATAATATCGTAAGCACTTTTCATGTCGGTGTCTTGCAGGATTTTATAATCATCTTTAATCCTGTTGAACTGCACAAAGATATCGTTATCCATCATCAGTATCTCCTAACCTTGAGTAGAAATCCCTATCGTTAGCCAGATGTCCAAGCTCCTCTTCTGTCATAGGACGGAGCATCATGTTAGCATCTCTGCCATCTTGTATCTTGCTTTGTAGGTACTGTACGAGGGCTTCGTGCACTTGATACATAGCACGGTAGTTCTCCACCTTTTCAATAGGGCAAGCAATAAGCTGTGTATGAATATAGTTAGTGTACACTTCACCGAACTCTTTAAGAGAATTAAGGAAGAGTTCTGCCACCCTACCCTCTTCCGAAGATAAGGTGGCTTGCATATCCTCTGGTAAATCAGACGGCATAAGCATTAAACTCCTTAGCAATTGTCATAAGCTTCTGGTGTGCTTCTTCATACGTTTCATACACGCCAAGGATATGACCGTCTTTCATCCCGTATGGTACCCCCATCAACATGAAGTCTTTGGTAGCTTCTGTGTTGGCATCACCGGATACCTTGCGCGGTTTAATGTAAACGTCTACAACATCCATCACTTTATTTTTTTTGTCAGAAATAATAATCATAATAGTCTCCTTTAAATTTTCTTGTACTTATACTGAGAACTGCCCTTAATCTTATCCATCACATCATCACGGACGCAATACAGGTTGCCCATATAGTTCTTACCAATCACAACGATATGACATTTGTCCTGCTCGAAGAAGTCGTGCAGCCACTTATTAGTCTTATCTTCCTTGACAAGTCCTAATACATCATGCCCGAACAATAAGTCTTGGAACGTATCATCGTCCATGACGTGGCAGAAACCTTGATAGTGTATACACTTATACTTGTCAATATCTCTGAACATTTTATCGTGTGTTGATGTATGCTTACACTCTATGATGAACTTCTCTTCTTTGATATCCATCTGCAAATCTCCAGCAAGATGGTCGTGCAGGAAAGGCAGGATGCCAGTTGACTTAAGCCCGCCGCTTAATGGTGTCTTATACACTGGCAATCCGAACGCAGATAGCCTTGCATATACAGTGCGTTCAAAGTTCCTGCCGCTTCTCCTGTTCTTCTTACCTAATGCTATGCGTGCTGGGTCTTTCTTCCGCTTGCTCTTGATTTTATCATGCCTCGTAGAACTCATGCAGCAGATACAATGCCATCAAGTCGTAGACAATACAGTCTGTTATTCTGTCCTCTACATCTCCGGCATCTAACCCCTTTCTTAATAGTGTCATCTCGTGCTTATCCTTAAGCATGAAGATGGTATGGAATACGTCATCAACGGAGTATTCTTCTCCCACACGGCGTTGGGTCTGTTCCTTAACGTTATCCAGCACTCTGTTGCTGGCATACTGTTTATTCTTCTTCTTGAACTTCTTGAACACGCCTTTCATTATCTGTTTTGAAAACCTGATGAAATCATCCGTGTCTTTCTCCATACACATTGGTTTGTACAGACCATCGGTGTCATCGTAATCATACTCTCTACTCTTAAGCCATTCACACATTTGTTATTTTCCTTTCTTTAATCATCATTGTCAATAGTGTCAATATAATCGTGCAGGTCATCTATCGTGTCTTGCAGTATCTCAATCCATGCGTTCAGTTCTTCACATTCCTTTTCCAATTCTTTTATTTTTTTATCTTTGGCGTCCATCTTATTCCTTCTCCTATTATCATTCCGTTTAGATACAGCGTAACGAGTATTTAGCTTTACATCTAACATCATCGACTGTACCTTAAATATCATTTGCCGTACCCTTTTATGGTGTCAACTACCTGATTGACATTGTCCGGTGTCAGGTAAGATGCTCCTAACATTTTGTATGCCGTGTAGCTGTTTGGAACAAACACAAGAGCAAGTATTGATACAATAAACACCACGATAGATATACGTTTTATTTTCTTAAGCGTACGTTCTGTTGCGTCATCTATGTAGTCTTCTGTGACAATTGGTATCAGAGCAAATATAAAACCACAAATTGAGAAGACGGCAAGCAATGCAAAGATAGAGTATAAGACATCAGCTTTGTCTACAATATAAACTAACCACGGGCTAACTATCGGTTCCATCTGTTACTCCCCTTTCTGCTTCTTCCGCACTATCTCGAAAGCTTCCATCATAGCATCTTCGCTAATACCAAGCCCGTCACACATCCACATAAAAAGAATAACAGCAGCATCTTTGTCATCTATCTCGGAGTCGTACTTAACATGAATACCATCGTTATCAGTAGTGATGTTGAATTTAATCTCTCCGTTAATTTGCTTTTCCTGTTTCATCTAAAATTCCTTTCATCAAAAACTCAACTGAAATTTTAATAATCTCTTCCATGAACTCAAGTACACGTTCCTGTGGAACATTGTAGGCACGGGCTAACGCAAGTATTAACAGAAGTCGGATATCGCTACTGTCAGCCGTAGACCTTACACTGATTTCCATTCCGTCATCATTGTCTACCTGTGTAATTAATACCGCTCTGTCAAACTTTTGATTGTCTTTATTCATGTGTACTCCTTTCAAAGTAAGGGCAGTGGTCTTTGACGTTGCAAAAACGTTCACACTTCATACCGCCCCAACGCTCACGATAACTACACTGCTTAGGAAACTGTCCTGTATCAATAGCCTTGATAAGATTATCCGCCTTCGCTTTCATGTACTTGCTTATCCAGTGGTCTGATATCTTGTTTATCTCTACAAGGTAAGCCGGCTCAAATATCCCACGGCTTTCCGCTATGTACGTATTACCATCACGGACAAGCATTTCACATATCATCTTATCAGCTGTTTTGTTAAGACACTTCTTAAGTTTTATTCTGTAATCGTTAAGTTGTATAGCTAAATCGAGTCTTCCTGAACTCTTTACCCCATCGTATGAATACGTGGTGGCAAACTTATCCTTACCATTCTTGTACGTGCCTACTTTTCTTTTGTGTTTGACCACACCTAATACCTTAGCAGCCTTGTATGAACCGTAAGTCTTATCATCATACAAGTACCCGTGGTCTTTCTCAGGCACCGCTTCTTCATCGAAGTAATCGAACGCACCTGTGGAGACTCCATCGTCTAACCTTTCTTCTGTCAGTGCTTCACCTTTGGTGTTCTCTTCTAATCCGTTATGCACATTCGTACCGTGTATAGCAAACACAGACTGCATAGGATTAACTGCATAAGGCTTGGTTATCTTAAGGTATTCCTCAAGAGTACCATTTAATAATTGCGTCGTACTTGGTTTTCCTGTCCATCTCCTTTCGGCTGCTACTGCGAGCAACGCCCGCCTGCTAAGACACCTTCCGCAGGGAACCCATGGCTCTCCAGTTTCTGGATTTATTATACCACACAATCTACACTTTGTCAAGCACTCTTTTACTGCGCACTTATTACCATCCGGACATATAAAATGTGTTAATGGCATTTTACTCTCCTATCTCTTTACACTCTTCAAGCTGTGAAGTGTTTGAATTAAACTTCATCATAAACTTTGGACTACCCATCTGATACCCACGTATCTTAGCTATGTTAAACCTTGTGATATTGAACCACTTTGTTTCATTCTCAAGGCTTATACCGGGACGCTGTGCCGGTCTCCAGAAAAGAATAATATAATCAGCGGATGCCTCTATGTCACCACTACCTTTAAGCAGGTTAATAGATGGCTCTTCATACTGATTACTCTGCCTGTTCAGCTGCGACAACATCACAAAGATAACACCCTTTTCTTTGGCGATACGCTTCATGGACTTAGAATACTGCGCCACTACTGAATACTCTTCCGTACCTTTCATGTACTGGAGATAGTCAACGGCAACGAGGTCAACCTTACCATTCTTAAAGAGACCCTTACTGTTGATAGCGGTGATAGTATCCTCAACCTCATCCATAGTGAGTCCGTTCTTATCTATGATAAGCAGATGTTCACTGATAAGGCTAAGGATTTCTCTAATGCGTTCAGTGTCATGCAGGTATTGTCTGACTTCATAGAACCTGCACGGTATCATCTTGGCAAGTATCCACTCAAGCACCTGTCCTTTGGTCATCTCTTGAGAGAAGAATACAACGTTTAGGTTATTCTTCCTGATTGTACTAATGATGTAATCAATCACGAAAGAAGTCTTACCTGAACTTGAGTATGCACCAAACACAACCACTTGTCCTCTTGATACTCCGCCGATACATTCATCTATACCATGGATACCGCATGGGTATGTACCCCTCTCATACTGCTCGTCAAGGGCAGGTACGCAATCATAAAGTGTACTGACGTTATCAAGCAGACTTACCGCCGACTCATTCGATACACGGAAGTTATCCCTAAGGTCTTGCTTGTCCTGATGCCAGCGTTCAGCAAGTGTGTCAATCAAATCAGCCTTGAGCATTTTGTTTCTGACGGTATTCATAAACTCGTTAGCGACTTCATACTCTTCCTCTTTGGTCTTGCACTTGTTAAGCTTATACAGCAGAACAAACTTATCTACGTGTACCGTATCCGTTGGGAGCTTAACACCTTTGGAAAGCATATCCCCCATGTCCTTTTCAGGCAGGGGTAACACCCTCACCTCAAACCTCGTTAAGGATTGAAACCGTTCCCTTACCCTATCGAGATGTCTAAGCCCAGCCTCGTCTTGGTCGGGGATAATCACGATACGGATATGTGGCGGCAATACTTTGGATAAGGCTGCAATCTGTTCTCTTCCAACTTCTGCCCCGCAGTAACCTGCGGTAGGCAGCCCTAACTGATTAGCAGCCATCACATCAAAGTATCCCTCTGCAAGATACAGTGTATCCTTAAGGTTACGTCTGGCAACGTTTAGCCCGTAGAGTATTTGACTCTTGTCATACACGGCATTGTTCTTACTGTTACGGTACTTAACAGGACCGTTAAAGTATCTCCTTGCTACTCCCACAGGCTGGTCGTTGTGATTGTAGATAGGAATAACTAAAGCCCCGCCATCCTTTTGGTCTGCACCAATAGAGAATAGCTCCAGCGTATCATCAGTTATCTTACGTGTCTCCTTAAGGTATTTCAACAGACTGTCGTTTTCAAACAACAAAGCATGTGCCTGCTTAATACTCTTACGATAACTAAGGATAATATCTTTCTGCTCCATGTAATCTTTACTGCGTGTGTAGTCGATATTCAACTCTTCGGCAAGTCTTTCGGTAGCCTCTTCATATGAGATATGATTTTTGTCAGCCACGTAGTTGATTACATTCCCGCCGGTACCACAAGAGAAACAGTAGTAGGTGTTGGTAGGAAAGACAGCTAATGAGCTGTCGTTACCACCACCGTGAATAGGACAAGCACCCCTGAAAGTACCGCCCAACCTCTTTAAGGGGGTGTCCCTGCTGATGTAGTCTGCAAGGTTTATCTTTGCTTTGATAATACTTTCAAGATTATTCACGTGTTACTCCTTATAAAACAGAAAGTCTTTGTGTGAGTGCCTCTCTTAATTCAGGTGACAGGCGTTTCATGTTAGCGATAGCCCATTCAATCCAGCCCTTATCGGTAATCTCTGATACGTCCTTACCCTTATACTTACCAACGGGAATAACCAAACGGTTATTGTTAGCAGGTCTGTCATCTTCCGGAGTGAACGGAGTGTCATCGACAGTAGCCATATCATCAGCCACTGATACCAATTCATCCTGCGTGGTGTTCTTGCTTACGTATCCCTCTGGCAACGCCCATACCGGAAGATTAGGTTTACGTACAATGTTACCATACTGGTCAATAGGAACCCACGGCGTATCAAGGTTATACAGGTATCTGCCAATACCCCAAGCTGATGCCGCACGCTTAAACGCACCAGAAACACCACCCTTAAACGGCTCGAAGTCTGTACAGTTAGCTCCATCAGAACGAGCAATTGTCAACGTATCACTAATGGTTAGTGCAATCGTACATAAGAACCCCTTAATCGGAATTTGTACTTCCGCTCCGTTACGATACTGTGGGGTTGTCCCCATGTCAACAGATTTATAATTAGCGTTCCAACTGATAATAAGACCCTTTGTAATAAGGGAGTCCAGCCGTTCCTGTGCTGCACGGGCTGTTACGTATGCCAATGCCAAACCTCTCTGTTTATCCTTAGACCGTTTCTGTACACGCCATTCAATATCCTCTGGCGCAAAAGGTTTCTTAAGTTCTGCTAAGATATCATTTAACTGCTTTGTCATGTCGTTCATTGATAATTTTCCTCACTTCTTTTGAAATAAATTCGCCATCGGACGTACCATCGTCACACACTTCTACCTCATAGGTAAACTCAACATCGAGATAATTTGGATTATCCATGTAGTCTAACCCGAACTTTTCAAAGAACTCTTTCTCTTCTTTGTCGTCGTATTCCCATGGGTCTTCTTTTGTCTTACGCAGATGGTCTTCCCATTTGTTACAGACATCTTCCCATTTGTGTATTAACTTAACATACTCGGCGTGCCTTTCTTTTTCAGCCTGTTCCAGTTCATCCTTGACAGCAAGTACGTGTTCATAATCTTTACTAATCATAACAACACTACTTACACTACTGTCGAACATGTCACTGTAATAGGTTTCAGATAAGACATAGAACATCTGTCATCACCTCTTGAATTTCTGAGACATTTCCATGATTGCGCCAACTGCGCCATAGCCAGCGAGGAACGCCCCTACCGTTGCAAACATTGAGCCAAATACATCGGATGCGTGAACCTTAATCATAAGCCCGACTATAAATATCATTATCCCGTAAATGGCTTGCTCTTTATAACCCATGGTTATTCTCCTTTCTCTTTGCTTCCATAAACTCTTGTATAACAGTACCACTAATCCTCATCACATAGGTCACGTTGGTTTGCAGGTCTGTCCCTTTATTGTCAAAGATAACTAACTCCTTTACAACTCCGTTAATATCTCCTGTGACGAAGTGCATAGGTTTACCGGTCTTTGTTTTATGAGCTTTCTTTTTTGTTACAGTTACAAGAAGGGTTGTGGTGCCGTCACAAACAGATGTGTCGTACTCATCAGCCACGTTATTAAATGTAACTCCGATACTATCTAATTCCATTTTGCTAACCGCAATATCGTTTATCGGGTTGTATTCAAACGGTGGCTTGTGTACGTGCTTGTCTTTTAGCCAAGCAACATACTGTAACAACTCATTCCTATTACCGGACAGTGCTCCCGCTTTCACAATACTTTCAAGTATACGCTTATTCGCGTTTGCGTTATCCTCTAAAAATTGCTTACCATCGTGACCAAGTGTGAGAAGATGCGCACTGATGCCCACATTTTTAAGTGTATCCAATCCCAGAATAATGGTACCCTTATCAACAGTAGTGTCACCTATCATGTTAATATTGGTATACTTATTCAGTTTAGGAACAACTACCTCAATACCCATCTGCTGTGCGCAAGAGATGTACTTACTAAACTTTGCCTTATCGTACTTGTTAAAGGCGAGTAGGGCAGCGAAGTAGTACGGTGTGTAGTGCGCTTTGAGGTAGGCTGTTCTCCAAGCCGTGAGCCCGTAGGCAACGGAGTGCGACTTATTAAATAGGTAGTTTGCCGACTTACTGATAGCTTCTGCTAACGGTTCTATAATTTCTTTCGGCGTACCATATTCAATACCACGTTTGACAAAGGCTTCCATTGCCGGCTTCATTTCATCGACAATCTTTCTGCCGATTATCTTTCTCAAGATGTCTGCTTCACCAAGTGTATATCCGCATAACACTCTGGCTAACTGCATGACTTGTTCCTGATAAAGAATGACGCCATTGGTTTCATGGAGTACCTTGTCCATAGGCTCATACACTTTAGGTACGTGTCCTGACTTTCTATTCTCCAGATATTCAGCCGCCATACCACTATCCAAAGGTCCGGGGCGACACAGCGCTACAACGATACTCATATCATCAGCACTTGCCACATGTATTGATTTAGTAAACCCTTTCATAGTGGCGGACTCTATCTGGAAACAGCCGTCAGTCTTACCTGCATTAAGCATATCACAAGTCAGCTTATCTGTCAAGGGGATATCATTCCAAAGCTCCGAAACATCTTTCCCCATCAAATCAGCCATGTAATGTACAATGCTTAACTGTGTCAATCCAAGCAGGTCGAGCTTTAAGCAGCCTTGCTTTTCAAGGTCATGGTAATCAGTAGCACAGACAAAGATGTCTCCCTGTCTTTCTACCGCACACCAGTTAGTAGCCTCTTTCGGAAAGACCATGATGGCGGATGCATGAGAACCATAAGACTGAATACGTCCAACGAAGTGCCGAGCAACATCTCTGAGAGCCTCATCTGTAACTCCTTCCCAGTCGTGAAAGTTAGTAGATATTTTGTTGACAGCAGCAGGCGGAATACCAAGTGCCTGCCCTGCCCTTTTGATTGCAGCTTTCTCCTGCATGAAGTTCATTGTTCTAACGTGATACACCTCGCCATACATTTGTGATATGTACTCGATAACATCATCACGATAGACGGACTCAAAGTCAACGTCTATATCACAAGGTGTTACACGTTCAGGGTTACAGAACCTTTCAAAGATTGTACCCCATCTGATTGAGTCAACGCTGGTAATACCGGATAAGTAAGCAGTAAGACATCCGCCCACACTGCCTCTGCCCAAGCCTGTGAGAATGTCATTCTCTTTGCAGTATGTGATTATGTCCTTGATAATACAAAGGTAATTCAGGTAATCACATTGTTTCAGGATAGGTAATTCACGATTGACACGGTCAATGTAAGTACGACGGTTGGCAGCTTTAGATAAGCCATGTTGTTTCCAACCCTCATTACACCAATCACGAATTAACCTTTCCGGATTTTCTGCTCCATACTTTGGGTAGTTATCTTTACCGATGGGGATTTCAACATCACAACGGTCAACTATACTATTCGTGTTCTGCACATACTCCCGTATTTTATCAGGACTCAAACCGTCTTTTGTCAACCTCTGTATTATCTCAAATTCACCCATCATGTAAAAGTCGTTACTTGCGTAGGCTTCCTCTGTTCCCCTGATACTCACCCACGCCCTGTGATATTTGATATCATCAGGTATAGCGTAGTGACTATCGCAGGTAACAATAACAGGAATAGAATGTTTATCAGCGAACGAAATAACTTTTCTGTTGTAGTCTCTTTGTCTGTCAAAATCATGTGGCTGTATCTCCATAAAAAAATCTTGTTGAAATATATCATGCAAAGATAGGCATAGCGTCTCACCCGCTTCCTGATTAAACACACCGCCTATACAAGCTGTGGTAACTATTATCCCATCACGGTATTCCCTTAAAGCTTCAAGACCAATTCGTGGTTTCTTGTAGAAGTGATGGGCACCGTAGGTACTAAGCCTGTACAGGTTTTTCAATCCGTCATAGTTCTTAGCAATCAGAAGTATATGCTGCGTAGTGCCGTCCTTTATATCTGGCTCTTCACAGAAGTATCCTTCCATGCCAAGGATTGGTCTCATACCATTCTGCTTACAAACCTCATACATCGGGAATAATCCAGTAGTTGTACCATGGTCAGTTAAAGCTACCGCTCTGTAATTTAATTGTTTAGCTGTATTGACAAGCTCATCTATGGTAGCGTAACCATCGCCAACCGAGTACATACTATGCTGATGCAGGTTTGTAAACATTGTACTAATCCCTTTCCTTAACTATCTGATAAAATGCCGAGTGTAACCCATAGTCGATGTGAGTTATCTCCTTGTCATCACGCATGCTTTTCCACTGTCTGATGTACGGCGGTTTATAATCGTGTTTCTTCCACCAATCAAAGATAGACTGCATAGCTTCTTCAAACGTGTCGAATGTCCCATGTGTCTTTTCTTCGCCGCTCGTTACCCATTGTACAGTGTACTTGCTTTTACTTGTCGTGGTGTTCATTTTCCCTTTCCTCGATGCCTCTGTCTAAAACAACAGACTCATGATAGGCGTCCACTATTGCCTTAGCAATGTACTCATATTTGTTTTTCCCTACCTTAGGTTCTTGCAGCGCTGACCATCTTTCACGATTAATCAATGCAACACTTTCTTCAATGGGTGTCGAGAAAATTGTACTGAAATACTGTGCATATGGCGGTAAATCATAAGTAAACATATTGTCACCTCATCTTTCAATGTAGACATGTTTAATCTGTCTGCCAAATTCAATAGCCTGATTGTGGTCATTCATAAAGATGTCTATACAGTCATCAATACCACAGCGGTCATTAACTACATACCGACATCCGTCAATGTGAACAACAGTACCGAACGGCAAGAAGTTACATGCCACACCACCAACATGAACGTATTCACCGGTAGCGGTAATAGTATCGCTTTCGTGAGGGGTGTAGGCAGAACATTCAACACTTAACCATTCCGCGTTAATTGTACCATAACCAAGCGTAAACGTCAAGCCCAATAAACCAATAATCTTCCTAATCATTCTCATCCTCTTTCTATCACAAAAACAATTACTTATCTTTCTTTTCCTCTGCTTCCATCGCAGACGCCTTAGTGTTCTGGACAATCTTAGCTGCCCAAGCTTTCTTAGCTCGTTCAATAGCTTCCCTATTTTCCTTAGCCAAGATGCCTTGCCACGTGTTCTTTCTGCCTTCTTGATACTGTTTAAGCAATTCTTCACCCTCAATCTCAGGGCGGATTGCTTCAAACCCTTTCAAGTTCCCCTTCTCGAAGACCTCTTTCATGATATCGACAGGGTATGCACAAAGGTACAGGTGGAACGGTGTCTCAATGTAGCACTGGCATTTCCTGCCATTAAGATTATTCGCAACGTAGGTAGGAGAAGGCGCATATGTCTTACTCGCGAGCTTCTTAATTGTTCCTACGGGACTGTAAATCCCCAGTACGTCTGATTTCTTAATATAGCAGCTAAAGCCAATATTGTACAAATCGTTTGTAAGCATGGTTTCACCACCTTTCTTTCAACTGTAACCATTCTACCACAGTCAAATTCCTTTGTCAAGTCCTTTCTTCATTAAAGTTTGATTAGAAATTGAGGACCTTTGAAATCCAACCGCCGACCTTTTGGCTGGTTCAATTCTACCATTTCAAAATCGGTTTGTCAAGCCCTCAGTTTTGAAAGAAAAAGAAACCAAAGAAAACAAGAAAAAAGAGAGAGAAAGAAAAAGAAAGAAAAGAAAGAAAAGAAAGAAGCAAAGAAAAGAAAGAAAAGAAATAAAAATAAAGAGAGAGAAAAAAGAACAAAAGAAAACAAAGAAAAAGAAACTGTATGTAACGGGACTTAGTCTTCACAGACTAAGTCCCTTATTACAGCACTTAGGAAGACTACCATAAATAGTAGTCTTCCGTAAGTGCTTATATAATAATCACAAAAAACAATAATCAGGGAAGACATCTAATGGGATGTCTTCCTGTTCTTTCTACTGATTAAACAGAAGTACGGTAGACTGCTAAAGGGGGCAGTCTACCTACTTTATTCTTTGTGATTAACTACAAGTACGGGAGACAGTTAATCGGGACTGTCTCCCTACTTTCAGTATTGAATACCGTTTGAGTACAACGGTATTCTTTTGTTTTGTTTTTAGGGGACTTTGTCCCCCTGATTTAAAAACGTTTTTTATTTATCCCCGTAAGGGGTATAGCTTCTCCCACAGGAGAAGCGTAATGTTAAGAGACGCGCGGGCGCGCTGCGTCAGCTTTCTCTCACGCGCGTAAGGAGTGTCTTCTCTTCCCTGATTTCTCTCTTTGGTTTTCTTCCAGCTGCAAAGTGCACCTAACCACTAACTCTAAAATCGTCAAAAAGGGGTCTATTTTGGTCAGGAAGGGGCCTCGCGTTCTTCCCTAAGGTAAGATTACCTTCGGACAATTTGACCCCCCTTAAATCGCAAAATTAGCCAAATAAAAAAAGAGGGTGAATTAACACCCTCTTGACAATGGGACAAAAGTATGATACAATACAGTTAATAACCGGCGAACTTAAGCAGGTTCTCTGTACTTTCTCTCACCTTTGCTCCAGCTTCACTCTTACTCTTTGTTACTTTCTTCGCCTGTTCACTCAGGTCAAACCTTTCTGTCTTAATCTTGTTGGGGTCTTTACCTACCCTCTGCAACTCGGCAAGATTTTCAGGTGATGGGTTGTTAATGTAAGCCACTTGTGCTTTCTTAACGGCATCACTGAACTCCTGATTGTTGGAGTAGAGGTAACGGCTTACGTCAGACTCTTCTCTGTACTTCAAGTCGGCAAACCCTATGCTCTTCTTAAATCTTTCATCCGCCCTCATACTCTGGTATTCATCCTTGTTGGAGAACTTACTGTACCGATAGTGTGTACCCATGGCTGCTTGGAACCAGTTAGCCCACTGCGGAGCCTGCTTGAGCCAAGCGAATGTAGCTTCATCCCAAGTAAGCTGGTCTGTCATTATCCAATCCTTTGTAGCCTGCATGGCAGCAGCCAAGTCAATAGCTGAACCTACCGCCGGTCCAAAGATACTGTGCTTATCTGATGGGTCACGGAACATATCAGCGTAACCAATCTTCTTACTGATATCAACACCAAGTAGTGGTGCCAGTATGCCATAACCGGCAGCTTCTGCCACCTGCTTAGGTATCTCGCCTCTGCCTGCTGCTTCCATCAATCTCTTCTTTACCCATTCCTCTGGGTCTCCCACGCCAAAGAGTGCCATCATACCGGAGAAGAAAGAGAACGCAGGGATAGCTTGTGTCAGTCCGGAGAAGAGTGCCATGTATCCAAGGAGCTTAGCTCTTTGTTTATGGTTCTGGCAGGAGTAGACAAGGAAGTCTTTCGTTGCCAGTCCAAACTTACTGAACTGTGTGATAGCATGTCCAATACGACCAAGCTTAGCCAAAGCGAGCGGGTCTGTGGTACGGTTGAAGTTGAAGTTTGTCATGTTGACAAAGTCCTCTACATAATCAACCATCATCTGTTTACGCTCATCTTCATCCTTGATTGTCTTCAAGAAATTCTGGAACTCTTTATCCTGCTCCATCTTGTATACCCCAGCCTGCGCACCTACCACACGACAGCCGACGTCACCCATACGGAAGAATATCATTGACTTCTCCACGTTGTGTTTAAGCACCGGCGGGAGTACATCTAAGACGTTATGCCTTGCGCTGAAATCTCCGGCGTTCATTCTTAATCTTGATGTAGACTGGTTGGTTAATCCAAGATTCTTAATGACTTCCTGTACGATAGGGTCAAACTTACCTATCTTGAAGTCTCCGCCGGCAAAGGTTAGCTTACCTTTATCGTTCTTGCTGACCAACATATCTTTCCAGATACTGTCAGTCACCTTAAGGGCTTTGACAAAGTTAGGCATACCTGCAATTGTAGCCACGTTGAATAGCTGTGACACCTGTGCCAGTCCTGATGCTACACTATACATACCAAGCTTTAACGGTACCTGTAACTGTACGGCACCTTCGATAGCTTCCGGCAACCAGTAATCACCAAAGAGGTTACTCAAGATGGGGAGCTTCCTCATCTCTCTTGCTATCATAGCGGATAACTTTCTTGTGAAAGCGTCGATAGCTCTCGGTCTCCCTTTGATGTTATCAATGTAATCACACATCAGGTTGTACACGGTGGTACCCTTGTCTCTTACGTTCTGGTCATACTCTCTTCCTGTTACTCTGAACAGTGCAGAAGACATAGCCTTGACTGCCGGAGTTAATGCCCAGTAGTTAGAGATGCTGTTAAGGTATTCATCCATAGCGTCAATCATATCAAGCATGTTGGTATGATTGTTGCTCATTCTGTGTCTTGCAAATCGGGAAGCAATCATCTGCGCTCCTGCTTTGTCTATGCGGTTTGCAAGGTCGGCGTAGGTATTGGTAGGAATGTTCTTGCCTCTCAATCTTCTGACCAACGCTGCCATTGAATGAATTTCCTGTGCCGTATATTCTCTTCCAAGATGCGGAGCAATGTACGGCTGTTCGGTACCATCCACGTTGGTGATGATATGATGTGTCCTGTCTGCCATCTCCAGCTGATTGACAATTCTCTTGAGGCTATACTCAACTAAGTTAGATTTATCATCAGGGTGTACATACGCATTTTTGATAAAAGCGGAAAGGTTCTGCACAGCTTTATACGTCGGGTCTGCCTTAGCAGCTTCTATCTCCTGTTCTGTGGTAATGGTCTCATTGTTATCCACACCATAGAAGTTGTAATCAGAAGTCATAGCCGTATTGGTATCCAGTACGTCTAAGTTATAGTGCTGTGTCTGTCTCGTAGTCTCCGCAAGAGTGTCCCTCTTCCATGCATCTGACATATTAGGTGCAGTTCCCTTGGTATCTTTCACCGCCTGCCAGATAGTACCGTCAGTTAAGGAACATCTGTCTCCCTTTTTGTAGGAGCGGAACTTACTGTACAGTCTTGCATTAACAAGCGGGTGTTCTGCTATGTATCTGTCACGTTCAGCCATACTGTTGAACGAACCAATACCATATGTTACCCAAATACCATGTACACCGTTGACAACATCATCCACTACTTCATCACCGTAGTTATTCTTTTTCTTCCATGCTGCTATGTCCTGTCCTTTTTCGGTAGGGATAAACTGCGAACGTGTCAAGGTGTAATGACCGAAGATATGAGGCATAGATGCTTCTATGTACCCTGTATGGGTAAAGTTAATCGTATCCGTATTCTCTTTTTCTCTGTCCATTTCCGCCTGATAAGCGTCCTGTCTCAAGTGCATAAGCCTAAGCCATGCCCGTACCACTCTTGGGTCTTCGGGGGCAATGGCATTGTTTCCCTTGATAAGGAGTTCAGCTGAACGCTGTTCATCTTCACCTCTGACTTCTACTTGGATACCGCCGATATTAACTATCTTGTTATACTTATCATCACCTGCACTCTGATTGGTCATGATATTCTTGAAGGTACCTTTAAAGATGTTAAGCTGGTTGGTTACGCTGTTGTTATATCTCTTAACTCCCAGTGGAGAATAAGACCCATCAGCGTTCTGTTTGACGTAGTTGGTTCCCCACAAGGTAACAAGCCCGCTATTCTCATCCTTAAACATCTCCACGAACTTGAACTTACCTGACTGCTTAAGCTTCTTAAACATGGGTTCTGCAACATCGTCATTTACCTGCTGCCAGTGGTCTCCCCACGAGACATCAGCAAAGACTGTATATCGTTTCGTCGGGTCAAATGTTTCCACTCTGTTCTGACAATAGGAAGCAGCTGCATATTCCGTAGGAAGTAACATGTGCGTAGAAGCAAACCGTCTCTTCTCATCACCCAATGCGGCAAGTCTGTTCAACCTTTCTCTTAACTGTCTTGTGG